TATGCGGTCACTTCCTCAATCGGTTCAGGCATCAAATATACCGGTTTGCCGGTATTAAGAGCTTCAATGAGATTCAGCAAGACATTTTCACATTCCTCAGCATTGTTGTATATACCGAGAACCGTGTCGTTATCGCTGTCAATATCATCGGGGACAGACTCAAAAGCAACGATTGCATAAATCGTTGTTCCGTCAACCTCGCCCTCATACATTGAGATTTTGGCAAACTTATCGTAGTTGATAAGCTCATAATCCTGATTTACAATTGTCATTTCCTTTCCTCCTTTTAACTTTTGCCCCGGTGGGGCAGAAGTTCGATTTATCTGTTGTACAGGTCATAAGCAACCTGTAAATCGGTATCAGGCTCCATTGTTGTCGGAGCATTGTAAAGACAGCTCAATAAATAACTTCTCGGATTTTTGATTTGCTTTGTATTTGCGGATGCATCAATTTTTTCAAAAAGATATTCAATATGAGATTCATCTATCGTTTTCAAACGGTCGGCAACAATACCGATTGATGTTTTGATACCGTTAATTGTGACAGAGGTTGTAGGATGAGCGTAAGCCGACACATATACCTCCGCTATCAGGCTGACTATTAAGTCAAGATAACCTTTTTTGCTTTGATGATTGGTGAGTAAGTACATATACGAGATTTGGAGCTGCGTTTCTGCAACGGCATTTTTGTAAAAAGAAATTTCTGAGTTCGGTTTGCTTCTATCTATCAATCCATCAGATGATGGGTTTTCAGACTTCGGTTGTGATTTTCCATTAGTTTCTGTAATATGATAGATAGATGGATAAGTATTACTATTCTCAGTATGGTTAATCTCAGTATGGATATATGACTGATTTTCAGAAGTCAAGACTTCTGCTTTATCGAAGTCCAGACTTCGGTTTTTCAGAAGTCTAGACTTCGGTATGGTACTGCTGCAATCAAGTTCAGACTTCGGTTTTTTAGAAGTCTTGACTTCGGCACGCTTTTCTTCAGACTTCGGTTTTTCAGAAGTCTGAACAGCTGTTTTAGAAGTAATGTCAGAAGTCTTATTTTTAGACTTGCACTCGGTCAAAGACTTGATTTTTTGCAAAGCCTTCGTATTGTTTTTAGATATTGGCTTTGAAAAATTCATCACATAGATTTTTGTGGGCTTTCCCTGCCCTTGTTTTTTTCGGATTATCAAGCCGATTTTTTCAAGTTCAACAAAAATCTTAACAGCCTTATCTTTGCCAATGTTCAGACTCTCCTGTGCATTTTCCTGCTTGTAGAAAACATAGGTTTTACCGTCTGCGTCAACCCATTTGCTTTTTTTAGATAGGGAAGTCCTGTCAAGCAAAAATCCATAGAGTAATTTTGCTTCACAGGAAATGCTCTTAAACCTGTCATCGGTAAAAAGCACTTGAGGTACTCTATAAAACTGATACTGTTCGCTGTCGCTGCCATAGAAAAAATCAAACATTATGCACACGCTCCTTTTCGTTAGCCTTTTTCAGCTCGCCCTGAAGTGCGTTGATTTCAGCTTTTCCAAGCTGATTGATTAAATCTGCTACATTCATTACAGCCGATGCAGTAACAGAGTTGCTCAAAATCATTCCAAAGAGCAATTTCGTTTCGGCAGAGTAGCCGTTGTATTCGTTTGTCATAAGTTCTTTTGGCAGATAAATGCACTGTCCCATACTAATTCCCATCTTTACTTTTAAATTTCAATCGTTGCCTGCTCAATTCGCTTTTTAAATCAAAATAAAAAAAGCCAATCTCTTTCGAGATTGACTTTAGTGTGTCTTGAGTATTTAATTTTGTACCCTGACAGTAACGAGCATTAGCCAAATATTTATCCAACTGACTATTATTAATAACCTCGCCTGAGCCATTTAAAATATCATAGTGATATCCTTGCGCTTTGCCAGTTGCGTTGGCAGTATTGAGCTTTTCTTTAATATTGTTAATCCTACTTTGAAACTTGTCTATAAAAGAATCATCTGCACCATTCCATACACCATTTTCAAGTAGTTTTTCACATCCTTGGCGTATATCTTCCAAGTCCGCTTTTGCTTCTTGTAATTGTCCTTCGGGGATAAACGCTACATTTTTACTGCGGTTTTGAATGTCATCATATACTGTATCAATATCACTCCGAATCTTTTCTATTTCAGAACGGTTGTTGTTTACAGTATTAGAGATAGAGGTCGATAACGCTTGTGCCTCTGTCGCAAAAGACGAAAGAAGTTCTTTTGGTACATCTTCTCCATTATTCCACATATCACCAATAATATCTTTTTTAGATATGAGGGTTGTAAGTTGAGACCACGCAGTACGATATTCAGACACAGTTAGCAAGTTTTTGCTTTGCTCTTGCGTTAATTGATTAGTCGTTTGTGATACAAGAGCTTCTGCGTCTTGAAACTCCTTTAAGACAGCAGTGCTTTCTGTAATAACAGCCAATTGACTCTGTAACTCGGAAGCGGATATTTCATTTGTGCGACCAGTAGGAGATACTACACGACTCCCTGTATCAATAAGCTCCTGTAATTCTGCTTTAGTTTTGTCTATGGACTCAGCACTAATTACACTATTTGAATTATGACTCTCAAGGATAGCATATAAGGATTGGGCAGTTTGAATAATATTATTAATTTCATTAACACTCTGTCTGCCTTCTGTATTGATTGCAGTTACATCTTGCGATAATTTTACAACCTTTTGGCTCAAATTGTCTAAATCAGCAACAGGAATTTCCAACCCTTGAGATAATGACTGTTCTAACTGTCTTCCTTCAGAAGCCAAACTTCTTGATACCATAAGGAATTTCTCAATATCTTGTGTATTTAAAAACTGATATCCTTGTTTTTGAAGGTTTAAACCGCCAATAATGCTTTGGATTCTGCTCTGAATCTGAGCTAACTCTTTTGCGGTTTGTTGATGACTTGTCACACCGGTTGTCGTCCGATTGCTATTATTATTCTTGTTATATTGACTACGAGATGCTTTGACTGTACTTCCAGTAACACCAACCGAAATACTACCAATTGCTTTTTCAATGTCTTTCTTCAAAGACTTCATTGCGTTACTACAGTCAAACTTTTTGATTGTAACTACTGGAATTTTTGGAGGGTTTTTAAGAGATTTTTCAAATAGTGTCTGAACGCTCTTTTTTAATTGATCTTTGGCTTGCTTGCTCTGATCGGCTTCTATATTATATATTTTAATACCGTCAATAGCTTTAGCTAATTCTCCAACACTCTTTTTGAAAATTTTCTTGTCTTCGTTTCTTGTTCCAGCTATCACTTGGACGGAAATACCAAAAATATCATTTTCATTTGCCACACATACCACCACCTTATTTCAACTTTGCTATAATTTTTGTTGTAATACTTTTTTTGAAGTCTGAATTGTTTAGTTCTGCTCTCGTTGACGCTATAGGATTACGAACCCCCATAAAAGCATATTTTTTGGCATCATATCCGATAGCTCTCCATAAGTCAGAGGTGTAACTATATCTCTTTCTGGTATATCCATTCCGACCATATCCTGCTATCCAACGAATCAATGCGTCCGATGTAGTGGTTGGCACTTGATGAGTAACAACTGAGCGGTTTGGTGGTGCTACAGAAGTTATGATAATCTTATTGCTCTCTTGGGACACATCTTGAATTTGGGAGCTGTTTCCTAAGCCATTCACGCTACGCCTTACATAAGTTGTAGGAGTATATGTATCATAAATATCTGCTTTGATATTTTTTCTTAATTTGTCTTTAATATCTTGAGCAATATCGGTTTTTAAAACCTGAGAAGCCGCCTTGTTAATTGCTTTGACAAATGTGTCATACGAATTGAAAGTCTTGATACCACCAGCCCCTTATTTAGCAGAAGGGAAGAGGGGGAGTGGACTGTTGCTTGGCTTATCTTCTTCCTCTTTGATAATGTGATTTACCATATCCATCATCTTATCGAGGTCTACCTTATCGCCAATAGACGATATGTTTTCAGTTAATGCTTTAAACTGATTCATAATTAATGCAGTTTCATAGGTCTTTTCGGAAATTTCCTTTTTCTGCATATATTCAATTCTCTTCTGAACACCTTCATATATTAACGCCAATTCTTTTTGATTGATTTTACTTTTAACAAACTCTGCAACACCTGTTTCTGTTACAAAAGAATACATTTTTTCAAAAACAGTAGGAATTGCAAAATTTGCATACTCTCTAAGAATCTGCATGTCAATCAATGTAGATGTGATTTCGGGAAGGTATCTATTTTCTGATATATCAAATACAGTTTCCGCTACTGTACTACAGATATTTGAAAGGCGTACTGCTCCGATACTATGTTTAATTCTTAAAGAGATGTGCTCTATTTCTTCAGGCTTTTTATCATCTGTTGTTACTGAATGAAATACATAATCATAAAACTTTGGCTCATTTTTTTCTGCGTAATAAATTTTTCCAAAAGTCATTACTGGAATTTCTTTATAATCCTTTTTTTTATTTGTGCTTTTTTTCATATATAAAATCCTTTCATTCCTCGTGCTGTATATTAATGTTATGTACAGCGTAATCTCCGATACAGATAGCATCCGAAATGTTATCGTTATCGGTATCAATGTCATATTTATTCTTTACATACTGCAATGATAGTATTTTACTTCGTTTTTTCGCTTTGTTATCGTTAGGAATAGTTGCAGTGATTTTTGCTTTAATTTCTTTACTTGTTCTGCCTCTTGCGTTGCAATAATTTTGCCACACAGAGGGCGATATGAGTTGGTATAAATAATGTTTTTTTTCACAGAGGTTAATTAATACGCCTTGTAACTGTGCCAAATTTTTAAATACTGATACATTAGCTCTCAAATTAATATCTTCAAGAAATACAACTGAAATCTTTCTCTTTGTGATAAGTTGACTAATATATTTTTCAATCTCACAAACAGCCTCTGAAAATGTGTATTTACCATTAGGAAAACTAAAACTGCCATAGTCTACAAGCTTTTGCTTTTCATAGTCATATATCGCCCAACCACCATTGCGAGCCTGATCAACCGCTAAAATTCGCATTTTATTTACCTCCTAAAAAGAATAGGGAAGATAAGGGAGAAAATCCCATCTTCCCTATAAGAACATCATTTCTGACTACTATTATCTTCGTCAGTTTTCTTTGTAATTGCTGTTTTTCCTCGCTTTGCGGTTGCTACTCTATTGGCAATAACATTACCCTTAATAAGTACATCCCTTATTTCTGGCATCATGGATTGTGTAGCTTCTTTACTGATCTGTGCAAACTGTTCTTTGAGTTCTTTCGGAGAAGCACCAAGACGCATATCCTGTATAATCGAGTAAATTTGATAGTGTTCTGGCGTATCGGCAACTGCCCTCCATCCACCATATTTAGAACAGTTCACACAAGCTTCATATTCTTTACCACAAATGAGGCATTTTCTAATAGCCATAATTATGCCTCAGCTTCGTCTTCAGGAATAACTACATAGAACTGTTCTTTATCTTTAGAACAGTAGTTAGTCATACCTTCAAATTCGATAGGCTGTGTACCATCTGGTTTAATTTCGAGTGAAAAATTGTTAGAAAGCTTTGCTCTTTCAAATACAATAATTGTATAAATCTTTGTTGATGGATCGCAAACATCATGACAAATACTATCAAGAACAAAAGTACCAGCCTTAGAAAAGTTATCACTTGAGTTGGTAATCTTAACCGCATTCTCCATCTCACACTTATAGATAACAATAAATGTCATAGGAGAACCGTCTTCTCTCTTAACAGGGATATCATCACCAAGAGTGATAGTTTTACCAGCAATAGTGAAGTTTGTTTTATTTGTTGCAAGGTCACTCGCTGTGACTGCAAATTTCTCACCAAGACCGCCCTCTGTAGTAAGTGCCCAAATAGCTGTTACAGGACTTGTTGTGAGAGGAGTCCAGTTGAGTGTAATTGTTTTAGCGGTAGGGTTTGCTTCAAGAACATCTACCTTCTTAGTTACAACCTTCTTATCAGCGGTACCAACTTCTTTCTTTGTACCTAACTGGTCAGCAAACACACCAAGATTAATAACAGAGTTAGATGCTGTAAATTTTGAAGTCTTAGTTCTGTCAAATGAACCAATTGTTGCACCGACATTATCTGTAGAATTTACTGCTTCGCCACCGCACTCAAGTGTGCCATCTTTAATCTGATTAGCTGTCCATTCAATATCGCCTGAACTAATGTCCTGCTTTGTAAGACGAGTAACCCTGTCAAGTACAAGATTGTCAATATTATACATAATAAATCCTCCTTATAAAATAAAAAGCACTCCCCTTGAGTGCTACAAATTACGCATCCAATTAAGAACGCTTTTATTACTTATTTTCTTTAAATCAACACAGCCACTATAATACCCAGTCATAATGTTTTCGTAGTCATTTATTGCGTTAATACGATCAGCAGCGTCCATTAAAACATAAATAGGCAAACTCCAAACCGTTGAATAACTATATTTAAAATTTGCGTGATTAGTCAACGCAGAAACAATAGGGAGTAGGGTTGACTGTGCTTTTTGGTGCTCTTTCCGAGCGTATTTTTTGTTATCCCTATCTTCATCTACCATGAACCTTTTGGTGGTTGTGTTTCCACCTTTCTCTTCGTGCTTTTTTAATCTGTGAATTTTTCGTATGTAATTAACTATAATTTCGTAAACAAACCTATCAATAATTAACTGAGTGTTAGTATCGATTAATTTAATATCTTGAGAAGTATTATCTTTAACCAGTACCATTCTTTGTAAATCAATATCCTCTTCAAAAAGCAGTGACAAAATATCACTATCTATGGATTTATAAATTAAAGTAAAAAAATCAAAATCATCTACTTCATCCCACCATAAATTAAAACCATCATATAATTCTGATTTGTAATCAGAAGGTGTTGCACAAATTTTACCTATTTCTGCAAAATATTGTTTCTCACCAATGTCACATATATCATCAAGTGTTGGTTGCTTTAGAGTTAGATGAGTAGAAATTTTAATAGGTTTGCCTCGATATAGCGTCATCTCGTCTATATCTAAAAAATCAATCGCCTTACTTCTCATAATTTGCTTCCTATGCGGTTATGGTCTTGTAAGGTATATTCTAATACTTGTCCGTAATAATCCTGTATGGGGTTAAATTCGTTAGCCGATACGAGTTCTAATCGTCCAAAACCAACATCTGTCATACCATTAATTTCTTCATCAATATATCCTGCAAGCAAATCAGTACGAACGCCCTGTAACATATCCATTAACTGCTCGTGTGCAAATATATAAATCATTAAAGATGTCGTTTTTACAGCCGACGAACTGACTTGTGTTACCCCTGACTGCATTGTCACAAATACACTTTGTTCCTCTATAGTCTCAGGAACATAAGGAAATAGCTTGATAAACGATTTGGCTGGGCTTTGACTTCCTTTAGCCACATCTACGAAACTATCTTCATTATCCGTGTCTATACATATTAAATTCACAATATTCTGATTGTTTAAGCAACGCTTTTTAATCAATTGTTTAAGAAGTGTCATACCTGTAAAACTATTATGCTTAACATCTTGCATTACGACCACCCCTTAATCACAAATTCTTTTTCTGTCGATAAATTGTATAATGAAGACATAACCCTTAGTGTAACTCTTTTTCCAATAAATGAATATTTAAGCGGAACATAAAGCGTTAAAGTGTGATTGTCGGCACTTGGTTTAATTGATACATAATCTTCACCATTCTCTAAAGAGTATTCGTACCCATTCGAGTTCTGAATAATATCGCCTTGCTTATCAACTATACTAAACGATAGTTCACAATCTTCGTCTATATACAAAACCCCGTCATTACATCCCTCAATACGAATAGCATATGGCTGAGAAGTTGGAACATCTGTATCGTCTTTGTTTGAACTATTAATCAAGGTGTAATAATCAGCAACCATTAATTCAGTATTATCATTGGTAGATCTGTTACATTCTTTTAAACCAAAAGTATATACGCCTTTACCATTATAAAGCCCCGGCAGTCGGTCAGGTTTTGTGATCTGATATGCCAGTATGTTCTGTTGTGCATCAACATCATCAACCAAAAATCTTTGTCCTCTGTATAACTCTTTAGTTTCACTATCCTTAGCTATAATAAGGTTTAAACGGTTGTCACCAACAGTAATTTCTTTAGTTTCTCTTTCGCCGGACGAATTGCGGTCATTATTGGTAATAATACAATGCCTTTCGATTATGTCACCGTTGTTGTTAATCCATTTGAGTGTGTAGTTACATTGCTGTATTTTTGCTCTTGTGTATAACTCATCCTGTACATCATGCGATATAATCAACCAATAATTATCTTGCCATTCTACCAGAGAACCTCTTTCAAACTTTTCGTTAGGGAGAGAGAGTAAATTCTTAATATCATCTCCGTTATCACTCCTCGTAATGACAGCTTCTCTTTCTTCACCGTTTATTGTTACAGTTACATAAGACAAGTTCTTATTTCGTAATAATTCAGTTTGTCGCTGCTGCACACGCTCTATCATTTGCTGTCGTTTAGTTTGAGGTAACGAAGCATGCTCATTCATATACTCATTCCATAAAGACACAGTTATCACCTTCAATTCTATATTTAAGCTTCTCGCATAGAGTAATCATTTTGAAAATATTTCGTCTCACATCTTCAACGCTACTGACATAAATATTTTGTTCGTAATAGCTTAATATAGCAAGAATACGCATAATCACAGCGTCATACCCTGTGTCTTTAATAAGCATATCAAACCCTTTTAACTCTTTAATAATATCTGAGATATGAGTATCTATAAATTCAGAGTTTTGCTCTTTTAAGGGTAGAATTTTAAATATCTGATTAATTAAACACGATAGATAATGCAAATATATTTGTTTGTTCATATATGTAAATCCGTTAAGTCTCCGTGTTCAAAAGAGTAATTATTTCCTCTGTTTTTGAAACATGTTTCAGCCTCTTTATATGCTGTTCTTACACGGTTTAAAATTTCCGCAGGCGAATACCCACTGTAATCTGTTGTGTTAAGTGTGTTTTCTAAGTTGTCTGCGTTATTTGCATATGGCTTAAACCACTGTGCAACCATACCTTCGGTAATAATGTCTACAATTTCGTCTACATCTTCAGCGTTAAAATTCTCTAAAAATGTTCTTGTTGTGTCATCTCTATTGTAAAGATTATAACCACACTTTCTATTGAAAGAAGCACATGCTCGTTTTAAATATCCATCGCATACTCTTGTTTTTTCTTTATCGCTAAGATGAGGATCTAAAAACTTCCACTCTTTTACTTTATCCAGAAAAACTCTGGTAAAATCATCATAAGAGACTATCATCGGAAACCTCCTTATCTATCGACTAATTTGACACCAAGACTCTCTTCTAATGCCGTAATAACCGAAAGTGAATCGATTTCGTGATTCGCTACTGCATTGCGTGCTTTGTAACATACTGACATTCTCTGAGAGTGGTTTAATTTTGAAACAATTGCTTTAATCTCGTCGGAGGTTTTGTCGAACAATGTATCAAAGCCTTCAACTGTGAGTGCATTGGTGTAATATTTTTCAGCATTAAGTACCTCAAGAACTAAAGTGTCCTCAAATAAAAACCAATTATTAGAAAAGAAGGCTTTATCTGTGGAATAGATTGACTTTACATCTGCAAATGTCAAATCCTGAACATCACCGAACTCTTCCCATATAAATTCTTCGTGAGTTCTTCTGTTCTGTGCAATAAGTTTGCCCTGAAAGCCGTTAATTACAGGAATAATAGCTTCAGGTGGAAGTGTTTTTCTTAATTTAATATGCTGATTTTCCAGAACATCCATATTTGCAGATGTTTTTGTTTTTGTCTTGGTTGTTCTGCGTGTTGTTGTAACTGCTGTTGCCATTTGATTTATCCTTTCCTTCATTGAAACGGGCGTAGTTTTAACTACGCCCGAATATCAGTATCATTAGTTAGTAAAAGTATATCTACCAATACCAGTATTTGCGCCACCTGAAAGCACAATGCCAATACCATACTTTTCACCATAAAGGTACTCGTATGTAAGGTCGGCATTTTCTGTCGGGTTGCCAAGAATAATTGTTGATACACCCTCGTATACAACCTTGATAGGCTTATCATCACCTGCAACGATATTGAGAGTCTTATCGTCAAATACAAAATCAGTAGTGCCGATCTTGTGTCTCTGCGGAGTTGCAAGTACATTAGAACCATAATACTTACCATAATAACCGTTATTGTAAATATCGCTCTGTGAGTCCTTACCCTGTACACTTGGAGCAATCTTACGAAGACCAGCCTTTGTACCTGAAATTGTTGCTGTCTTACCACCAGCAGCAGCCTCTACATGTGCAATTGTGTCAAGGAGAGTATCTTCGCTATATGTACCCGCAACAGGGAAGAAGGCTGTACCGCCAAAATCGTCTGCTGTAGCAGATGCCCATACCTTGTAGATATCATCAAGAATCTTCTGACTAAAGGATTCACTTACTCTTGCAATAAGTGTATTAAAATCCACTGTGCCATTAAGCACTCTCTGAAGCTCCTCATAGATTTTTACCATTTTGAGAGTTGTATCAATTGTTACAGTATTATAACCGCCAAATCTCTGTCTTCTAACGCCCTGTGTGCCATCTGCAACCTCAGCAACCTGATAGAGAATAGAATCCTGTACTTCAAATGCGTTTACATCACCGGCTGCAATATTTCTAAACTCAACAAAGTTGTTAAAGAAGTCACTCTTCTGAAGACCTTCTACCACAGTGCGAGAAAGAATTTCCTCTACAATTGAGAAGAGCTGACCGCACTTGCCGTCTCTAATTCTCTTGTAGTCAAGCTTGGTTGAGCCACCATTAGCTTCAACAAGAGATTTTCTAAGAACTTCCATTGAGTCCTTATTTGAATACTTACCAACTTCACCGTGATATGCGTCAACAGCAAGCTGAACAATGCTATTATTATCTGCCATAATACAATCCTCCCTTACTGTACTTCAATTGTATAGAGTGTGTATCTCTTATACTTTGTTTCGTCAACAATTTTGCCAATCTGTGTTGATGCGGCTGTTGCAGTTTCAACAACCTTCATCTTTGTGCCTGCCTGCACTTCTACTGCGTCACCCTTCTTCGGTGTGCCATCAAGAGCTTCCGCAGAAACGCTAAAAGTATCACCTGTATGGAAACGGAAACCTCTAAGAGTTTTACCGGCTTCGTTTGTGTATTTTTCAAGATTTGTGTCTGATTTAAGTACAGCCTTCTTGTCCTCTTCTACAGTTGTAACGATAGCAAGCTGAGCTCGTGGGGAATTTGCTGCGGGAGTTGTTGCCTTATGAATCTGCTTTTCACCTGCCATAAGTTCACCCACAAGTACAATATTGCCGTTATCAATTGCTGTAGCTGTACTACCAGAACCCATATATTTCATTGAAACAATAAGTGAACCATCTGTGGTTGCACTAACATTATCGCTGTTATACACAGCATGCTTTACATCAGCCATATAAATGCCTCCTCTATTTAATCTTTGGGTTTAATGCCAAACTTGGCAAAAAGACCACCGTAATCATTTGTGTCATCAGTGACACTATTCTTATCCGCTACGCCACCTACATTTTTATCAATACCAAATGCCAGAGGCTTGTCTGTTTTCTTAGAAAAACTCATGCCGTTTTTACCCATAATTGCATAACATTTCTCTTCAATATCAGAAATATTCATGCCCTCATGCTCGGCTTTCAATGTCTCATATTCATTAACCCCTGCCAAATTACTGAACTTTGCAAATACAGCGTCTTCCTGTGACTTACGCTCTTCTGCTTCTTTTGCTTTCTTATACTTTTCCAGTTCAGTCTTTTCTGCGGTAATACTTGCAAGACTTGTTTCATACTGTTCTTTGTTTGATTTGAGTGTCGAATAAAACTGAGATTTTACCTCGTCTACCATATTAAACACCGCAGACTCAATCTCTTTGTCGCCCTCTACATAATCAACAATGGCATACTTTTTTCTCTTTGCTGTAGATTCGTCTACCACAACATCGTCACCCTTAAGTTCATAGTTAAAGCCAACGAGCTGTCTGTTTTCGCAATCTGCGTAATATACCTCTTTAGACTCACTGTCGTAGTCCACAAACCAATACTTGCGAACTTCATAGAATGAATCATCATCGAGAGTAATCTTTGTTTTCTTATCATCCATTGCATGGATTAATTTCTGACAAACATCAGACTCCAAAGCAAACTTTCTGCTTTCAAGCTCAGATGTTAAATCCTCGATAGAAATATTTTCAATATCCAAATCACTTACATCTACTGCATAGCTTTCAATCAGCTCTCGTTTCTTATCCATAATATCTCCTCCTTTCTTCTGTGTGCTCTTACTTATTTCTGAGAGCATAGTTTTATAATCCTTCATCATCTCGCTATATTTGTCATGAGTGCCACTTTGAGAATACATCTCGACACATGCTCCTTCAAAACAAGGCTCAACATCTTCGCCTAAAACACAAAAAGCCTCAAATTCAAAATCGTTGATCTGATATACTCCATGCTCGTCCATTTCACCATCTATAATAGAAATCTCCATCGACTCAGATGCACTGTTTTCGGAAAGTAATTTATACACACCTTCTTGCCTTGTCCATAAATAAGCTTCAACACACAGATATTCATGAGTACCACCACTATCTTCAATGGATTCCCACCAATACTTTGCAGATTCAGGCACTACTCCGATAGGTTCTGTTAAATTAACCAATTCTGTTTCTGTGTCTGTTGTGACTATCTCAACATCGTGTCCACCATAATCCTTTTCTTCTCGTAGATAGTGAGTAACAACAGGACAATTAAAAATTGACCAAATGGCTCTTTCAAATGCTTCTTTCGATATGTATGTCTTATTGCGATTAAGTCCCGTATAAGCCACTTTAATTACACCTTTTGCAAAAGAACTATTGATTTTTTCTTCGTTGTCGTACTGTATAATGTGATTAGGGATACTATATTGAATCGTCACACGCTTTTTATCTTGCTTCACTCTTACTCACCACCTTCCAGATGATTTTAAATATGTAAAAAGCCCCACTCTATAACGAGCGAGGCTTAAAACATTAACTTGTCTGAATAAATACAAGCCACATTTTCAAATAAAGCTTTATTATTTGAGAGTGATGATTTGTTCTCAAATACATATAGTGTTGGGCTTGTAGAACATTTTCTCTTATTGTCAATAACAGAAATAAGAGAATACCCTGCATTGATTAACAGTTGTTTGTCTTTTTCATTTGTTACATAAATAAATTTCACTACTCTTCGTCTCTTTCCTGAGCAATTTCACCGTTGTCACTGATTTCTCCTAAATCTTTGGTTGGTGCTCCCGCTTCTCCATTGCTATCCGCTGCCTTTGTACTCTGTGTAGCTGAACTGCTCAATGGAACAAACTTATCGGGAATGCCCATAATAGAGTTTTCCAAAAAGTGCATACTGTCAATATCTGACTGGTTAAGTCCTTGTGATGCACAATAATACGAAACCATCGGCAATCCGTATTGGCAGGCTTTTAGATACGAGTCGCCAGCTTCTTTGCGATTGAAACGACTTACATCCAAAAACGATATCTTAAACATTTTTCCATGTGAGAGAGTATGAATGTAACGATTAAGCATCTTTTCAATGCTTAACACAATTCCATAAGTAATTGCTTGGTCTGCTTTTATAGATAAAAGCAAAGCATTTGACGATGCTTTTGCGTTGTTAAATAGAAGACTCGAAACACCTGCTGCCGTAAAAAGATGATTCTCTGCGTCTGCTACATTGTCTACATCAGAGGTGTTTGCATGATTAAAGCTAATCTTCTCAACCGGCATTGGAGTTAAAACCGATCCTACTTCATTAGGTAGTACGGAATCTAAGTTTCTCCATATATCTTTAGCCATTTCATAATCCATAGGAAATGAGCCGTCATCATTCATTAACAGTTTCATTACCAGTAACGCATAATTCTCGATTTCGGTTTGTGTCAAATTGAGCTGCTTATAGTCTTCAACTTCATACAATTCACGCAAAAGTCCAACAAAAGGAGGCACCGGATAACTTAAAATATCTTTATTGCATTTGATTGCAAAAGATGTCGGAGCATCCAATAACTGCCACTTATATTGTGTACTATCTTGCTTATATAAATTATATTTAGTTGTAAATTCAACAGGGTATAGAGGCAGTAATTCCGACCTCGAATCAAAATACTGAAAATTAAATGAGACATCCAATACACCATCTTGAATGGACGCTATGTCGCAATAATCGGAGGGAAGCTGCTGAATCATAGTATTATCTTTTGTGACTCTCATTGTTCCGTAAAAAACATCTTCTCTTAAACAAACTGTCAGCATAGTGTCAAACGAACTTTTAATATTAAATCCGTCCAATGTATGTAAAGTCTTAGAGTAATTCTTTTTGATTTTTTTTACATCAGAATTATTGGCTACATCAACATTATAAGGAGATACAATGTAAGATAAGTCAGTCAACCCAACGAAGTACTGTATGATTCTTCGGAAATGCGAACTTGCCGAATACATATAAATTACTGCATTGCGTAACTGTGCTTGGTATCTATATGGATTGGACAAATATGTATTGATTTCGTCTTTTGTGTACAGAAAAAAGGAAGGTGTGTTTCTGTCATTGTTTAGGTCTCGAAACACAAGCTGATTTAAAGCAGCAAATTTTTGCTGAGTCGTTTTGATCTGCTCTTTATATTTTTTATCATCTTCTGTTCGTTGTTTCTCAGTATGAATTTCTACACTATCAATCTTATTCATTTTTCACACCCTTTCTTTTAACGGTACTTGTACATATCTGGTGCTCTAAACACAAAAAAGTCTTTTGCCGAATAGATCGTGTTGCCTTTTTGTCGTATGCTGTCTTCAATCTGTCTTGCTACATAATAGTTGTAAGACAAACTTGAAAAACGGTCTTTTCGCATACCAGACATTTCTTTAACTTTAATAAGTTTATTGTTTTCTTCGATGTTAAGCTTTACTAATTCATTAACCAATAGCGTGGTATTTATATACTGCTTAATGATTTTTGTTCGCTCAATAGGACTAAGATTACTATATCCTTTAATATCATTAAGACAGGTTTCTGCATCAAACTCATTTATGAGTAGTTTAATACGACCAGACTTAAACCCTTCTCTTAAGGCTAATGCACAGTCTGAGTTAAATTTAGCACCTGCTTTAATTGCCCAAATAACTTTTGGAGCAGATTTATCTTTACAACGACTTGCCATATCTGGATTGTTACAGCAAGACAATGGGGGATAGACTACACCCGTTTCAGTGTCTTTAATTTCTTCCACCAGAGCATCGTATACACCAGAGCCAACACCGTTCGCATCAATGACTATATAATCACAATCAAATTGTTCATATAATTTTCGCACAATCAATGCTTGTACTCTTGTCAGTTCGCCCTCAAGTGTGTCGCTGTATATGATATTATGAACAAACCTACCGCCTTTTTGCTTCTGAGGTACACAGCTATTAATAAAAATAGCAGAAGCGTCATTCTTGTGTTTTGTTGTTGTTGCCATAAGTGCAATATCAATTGATAAAATACGCTTTTCATCGTGTTGCTTAGGCGGAATAATTAGTTTTTTATCTCCTGCCAGCCTACTATAGTCGGGTGGCAACCAAGGATATTTGATTGTTCGTGTCTGGTTTATAACAGGATATTCGTAGAAGCTACCTTCAAAATCACCATAAAACAAACAATCCATTTCCATTGACCATGACACTTCATTGTAATCCGATTCAGCCATATCATCCTCAACTTGTTCTCTCATAAGCAGACCTTCTCTAATTGCAAGCTGATACGGGAAACCACATATAAAACATTTTTTACTGTCATCCAACATAGTAGCCGCATAACCCTTTGCTTTTGCATAAGACCAATGAGAACAAAACCACGCTGAAGACATATAAATTTCCTTGTTTCTCTCTTGGTATTCTGGTTTTACATGCCAACTACCATCTGATCTTTGATATTGATATTTTTTAAGTTTGAAAAATCCGGGCTGTCTGGGATTTGATAAGAATTTTTTCAATACGGTTTGAATGACATCCTTCGATACCATTCTAAATTCATCGGTAATAAGAATATTTGCTCTTGCACCTCTGGCAGAGTCTCTCGAAGTTACTACCAATATTTTTGATGTATTCCTAAATTTGATTTCGCCTTTTTCACCTGTAATACTCCAAGATTCAATTTCAGCTCTCAAATTAGGGGCACCGGGCATAATAAGATTTATAATCTTGTCCAAAACCAAATTAGCCTGTTTTCTGTTACCAGATGCAATACATATTGTTGTTCCCGGATATAAAATACATCTAACAACGCAAAAAATAGCAACCAAAAATGTTTTACCTAAGCCTCGACAGGCTAAAAACATAAACTGGTTGCATATATTCATAAAACATATAAGTATAGATTGAAACGGTTTTAGAATAATATTTAGATAATCTTCAACAAAGTGTTCTGGGTGTTCTCTGTAGTATCCAGTTACCGTGTTTACTTTGTCCATTGTTTCTTGCCGTTGTTCTTTTATTCGGTCTTTGGTTGTAACCGAACTTGTGCTATAAATACTGTCAGTCTGTGTTGATGTCATCGGCATCACCGCCATCCTTGTCAGAAGGTGCGGTCTTTAATGCTTCCGCAAATACCGACTCAAAAATAGCTTCATCATCTTCACCAGCGTATTCTGGACGCTCAACCCTATACCTATTCATTTCTTCTTCGTACATATGAGCGTATCTGTTATGTATTTTTAGCATTTTACACAAATGTCCGAGAAAATAAGTTGTAATATACCAAACTAACTGATTCTTGTTTTTACACTCATCTATAGGTTTGCGCTCTTCATATTTTTTTATTAATACACCAAAAGTGTTTGTTTCAGCTAAGTCACTTTCTTTTGTCTGGTTAGGCGATATCCCTAACTTGGTCATAATATTACCCATGCTTGACTGTAGCGAATCAATTTTTTCGTTATTTTGATTTGCCTCTGAGATTCTTAAATCTGTAATACATAACTGTTTGTATAACACTTGTTGTTCAACGGTTAAATTGTGATTGTCTTTAGTAAGTCTTTTGTATAGTGACTTAAGATTGGCATAACTATAGGCTGGATAACCATATCCCCAAAAAGCTTCGTCTGCGGGAGTTATGCCTAATCTAACCTTTAACTCATCTTCGCTTTCGCCACTACCACCAAAATTCAAAGCACCTGACGGCACAGAATCTATCACATCGTCCTCTGTAGCGCTTCCTTCTTTAACTTTTTTGAACTTTAATTCTTCTTCGTCCAGAGTATCGTCAAAAGTTTTGCCTGAGTATTTTAATAAGTTTGCCTTCTCCATATAAGCTCTAAATCTTGGACGAGATGAACTTGTATCTCCTAACAGAGCGTATATCTCAGGAGACCAGTAAACATCAAAGTGTAAACACACCCGCCTTAAAGCTTTCTCTTCGCTTCCAAAAACTTCTCGATAGTGATTATATAATTCATCTACGCAATCTTTACATACTGGGAAAAACTTTCCGTCACCTTGCCATAATGGAGAAGAACCTCTTGAAAATGCTTTGGCTCTTTGAGATTCTGTAAATTCCTTTTTGCATTTCTTGCAGCGGTATACTGGTTTAAAGTCAATACTTTTTTTTGGTGGAGCGATTTTACTAACTTTAGGCAAAGAATCACTCCTTATCGTGATTTAATTGTGTGTTTAAAGATAAGGACGCTGTAAATTTTGCACATCTCGATGCTTCAATATTGATAATTTCGTGCGTGATAGGATTTGTTCCTCTTCGAGCCTTGCCCTCATTAACATAAAAAGTACCAAATTTGTGTATCTGTACGGGTTGACCAGTACATAACATTTCTGCAACGCAATCAAAAACATCTTTGATTACTTCTTTTGCGTCCTTTTTTGTGTAGCCTTTATCGGCTAACATACTAATTAGTTCTGTTGTTTGTGCCATTATTTCTCCGTTTCTTCCGTGTGCAATTTAGATATTGCACTTGTCTTTATTTGCTTGTAATTTACTCTTGTCTTCTTTGATATAAAACCTACGAGTAACATCCGTGCTTTTGTGATTAAGCAACACCGATACCTCTTCAAGCGACATACCAGCATTTTTATATGCTGTTGCTCCGCTATGTCTAAAATCATGAGGATGTAATGTTGGAACTCCAATCATTTGACCAATCTTTTTACAATAGTCACTTAGTGTTGATACTGTCGCAGGGGTGCAAGAACCACTCTTTCTATGAGCCGATACAAAAACATATCCACCATCTTCAATATTGTTCTCTGTTCTGTATTGTTTTAGGTTTAGCAAATATTCTTTAGCTTCTTCGCTGAAGAATAATTCAACAAGATATCCTTCTTTTTCAAGAACATCTTTAGCCACACGACTATCAAAATCAAGCTGTTCCCATCTTATGTTTGCAATAGCATTTATTCTTGCCATTGTGGTCAGCGAAAAGATAGCATATGCTTGCATTGTAAGTGCTTCGTAATACTGCGTGGGCTTAGTTTTTCTTTGCTCCTTAGCCTTTTCAACATTCTCTTGTAACTTTTCTCTCATAAACTGAATTTGTTGTGTAGTAAGAAATGTTTGTGCAACAACCGCCTGACCTTCTTTTGGTCTATCTATAAAACTCATTGGGTTCTCGTCAATCAATCTCTTTTTCTTTAAAAATAAAAAGAATGCCGATATACTTGACATTCTTCTCTTAATACGATTTGTATTATTGCCCTGATCTTTGCAATAAACGATAAACTCAGAAATATCTGAATCATCAATCTCTTTAACCGATTTATTGTCTTGATAATCGTATATATAAATCCACCAGTTAGCTAAATCGTTATAATAATTATAAATTGTCTTTTCCGAAAGTTCTCTGATTTTCATATCTAATAAATATTTATGATATAGTTTGAGTGTTTCGGGATTGATTTTTTTTAGTTTCTCTTGATTTAACATACATATTCGTTCACTTCGCTTCGGCATATTTCACCACCTACTCAAAAATAATATTCACTTCGTCTCCTTCTATGTATTTAACATATTGACAAAAGAAACGAAGGGATCTACGCATTGCCGAAAGTCTTTGATAAGACACTCCTCGTTCGTGTCTCATATATTTAATAAAGTTATTGATGTCTTCACTTGTACACTTCGTAAAAGACTTATTCTTGTTAAAATGCCATAGCCACTTAAGAAACATCCGTGTGTCGTCAACATAGTGCTTTACAGTGGCAGGAGAGTACGGTTCATAACTCAAATATGTTTCAAAGTTATCCATTAGTTCTTGGTTATATGCACACATTTTTTCTTTATTAAACATATAACCACATCCTTAATTTAGAGACATAAGTTTGGTTTTCTCACGAATAGCGTGACCGTGTTCATCGAAACACATATATACAAATCCTTCTTTCTGAGAATTAACTAATCTTCCTTCGCTATATTTCATTTTTCTTGTTTCACAACAAGCACCCTGTTCATAGATTGCAGAATTTCCAATGACATAATACCCTTGACGATGAGTATGAGCCATAACAATATTTCTAAAATTAAATCCCTCGTTGCGAAAATAATACAAAGCTTTTTCTGCGGTTTTAAGCATTACTGAAGAGTATGCTCGTGGATGACAGAATACCGTATCACCAAACTGAGAGTACCATTTACCTGTAAATTCAATTTCAATGTTACTATCTTTGAACACATGCGTCAGGGGAGAATACTCAGTTTTTGTTCCTATTTCGTTGTCATAATCAATAAATCCGTCTGTGAAAATATAATCAAGCACAGATGACGGCATTATGTCACATAATTCACTGTTTGTCTTTTTTGCAATATAATCGCCTATTCTCAAATCGTGATTGCCGTTGTTTGCAATTACCTTTTTGGGATTCAGCAAATGAATCAGGTCAATTAAATATTGTCTTGCTCTGATGAGTTCTTTGGTTATACTTACACATTTCGACTTATTCGTAAATTTTGATAACTGGGCACAGTCTACAAGGTCTCCGTTTAATTGCAATATATCTACACGACCTATGTATTTCTCAAATGTGCTAAGAGGCTTACAATAAGGAAAATGCAAATCCGATACCGAAAGAACTCTCGTGCTTACATTATCTTGATTTTTGTAATTATAATAGTCATACACACCTGACGCATATTTTCTAAAGTGGTCAGATGATACGCTCTCACCAAGCAGGTTTACAATTTGAGACCATTTCAAAGGAAATTTTGTGCCATTTAGCTCTCCGTTCTTTTTAGCTACTATTAGCCTGATTTTCCATTCCTCGTGGGTTTCGTCTGGTCGCTGTAAACACCAATTGTCTATATATTTATTTGTGTTAGCTTTCTGCATAGTAAGACGCTCAACCCTTTCGTCTCTGTTTAGAGGCACGATTTTTTGCTTTAAGTATTTTAGCTGCCTCAATATTTGTGTCTGCAATCAAACGGAGATATTCGGTCACTTCTGGCAAATATCTTCTGTGTCTTTTTGCAGGCTTTCCTCGTCCTGTCTGGGGAATCCATACATCAGGAAACTCTGAGCGTATAATCTGACTCTCTTTTTTTGTGATTGTAATAATTGTAAAAACTCCTTAAATTCAATTTATCACTTGACTTGCAATGCAAGAAATGATAATATATTATGGGGTGTTGTATTTAGTCCCCCTATACAGCCTAACTCGCAAGACAAAAAACCGCATAAAATTCGAGATTTTTGGGTGTCCGAATGTCAAAAAAGGGCGGGAAGTACCCCAAAATTGCAAAAAATCGCCCCGATTATGACTATAATCGGGGTAAAATTTTTATGCTTTTTTAAATCTAACCCCAAAAAATTCTATATCTCCTTGTTCACACATCTTTAATTTTTGTACTGGGGTTTTGCTTTTACGCAGAAGATATAAGAAATCTTTAGGTAGGGAATAGAATAATATTTTAATCAATAGGCGGTATATGTCTTTGTTTGTTGGTTTCTCGGCTTCGTGTAGTAAATAACTCATTGTGCTTAAACCAATTCTCTTATAAGACACATATGTCAATAAGTCTTGATAAATTTGCTCTGCCTGCTCGTGTTTTTCTATATTCGACGATTCTTCTTTTAGCCATACAGCATTTATTTCACTTTGTTTCTTTCTTACAGTGTAAATAAACTCATCAGCCTGCTCTTTATTAATATGTGAAGAGTGAGGCTTGAAATCAATAAAAGAAGTCAAAGGCAACATAGGGTGTTTATCATTACCAACTATACGCTTACGCACTGATTTTTCAAGATAGTCCATAGAGGTATCATAACAACGGTAAGTCTTATTTTGAGAAGTACAATGCTTATGTCTTTTATGATTGGCTTTTTGTTTACTCACCTCTAACATAAATTCCGGCAGTGACTTGCTTCCGTTTTCGTCTTTGAGATACTTTGTAGTTAGTCGTTCGAGCTCTTTTGTCATTTGTACATCAAACTCTTTTTTAGCCTTATCTATTTCAATATTAGACATTACAGACAACTGACAGATATCGGTATATATAGGTTGTACACTTTCAAACGATGCACCGTTATTAATATTATCCCACATAATACTTGTAAGCACTTGTGCAAGATTAATAATTTCTCCAATCTTATTTTCACTTGTCTTAATATCCAAGTCTGTTAAGTCATTAACGGTGTAATGCCTCTTGATTTTTTTAGCTTCCACCATATTCGTTGGAACAAGCCATTTATCATAATTTTGAATTGCTGCCTTTAATAGAATGGGATTGTCTGTGATTAATACACTATCTGAGTCAAAGTCGCAGCCATTAAGCCGTTGCAAAACATTTTCTCCTATGCTGTTAATACACAATATCTCTTTAGTGAAGTTGAAGTATGTGTCTATTTCCGGACATTCTTTGTTATAAGCAACCCATACATTACCTGTGCAACAATGAGGACTTCTTGATCCTAATAATTTTTGGTTATAGGAAAATCTTTTTGAATGTATATTACCTATACCCAAGTGAGATGTACCGTCAAATTTACCAATTGATTGTAGGAGCATCTCATAAGGATTTCCTACAATTGTTGAGTAATTACCAGCTACGGAAATATGACCTCTCTTCATGTTGTTCTTATAAGATCTAATAGTCTCTCTTACTGTGTTATAATACAATTTAGTATCACAAAACTTGTCATTAATACCAAGCAAAGTGTACACCAAATCGTTTTTAGAAGCTATGGCTTCGCCTGTGAGCGTGTTATTTGTCTGAGCCTTAATGTGATACCTCAAAACAGTTTCGTCCGTTTTAAGGGCTTTCAGATAGTCTTTTGAAGGCTTCAAAAACTCTTCCATATCTTCTTGTGATAACTGTAATGTATTTAAAAGCTGATAATGGGTTTGAACTAATTTACCGTCCATAATATGAGTCGGCTTTTCGTACTTAACTATGCCAAATTCTGTGTCGAGATTGTCAAGCCATGCGTCAAATGTTCCAAACTTTAAATATTTAATACTGCTTGGAGTAGTTACGAGTTTTACATCCTGTATACATTTAGCTCGTGTATATCCATTAAGCTGTGACACATCAGTAATACCGTTGTCGGTAAACCATTGTTGAAGGTTGGTATTAAAGCAAGCTGACTTAAAAAATCTATTACGCAATAATAAAAAACCTTTATACTGATATTCCCCAAAAAGACTAACATCCATAAGAGACTGTCCATCCCAAATGCTATTACATATCTGCACCTCTTCCGGTTGTGTTTTTAACACACCCTCATCTATACGGGTAGTCATTACTCTATCTGTAAACACATCTTCATAATCGTCTACAAGTAAAATGTTTTCGGGCTGAATATACAGGCTTGCAATAGTGCTACTCAAAGGTAACGCTGTATAGGACTCAAATGCGGGCAAATCTATTTCTTGCCCCTGTTTGATGGTTAAACCACACTTAGACCAATTAAAAATCCCCCTATATAAATTCTCATCAATGAATAAGCATTTTCCTAAGCGGGAACTACCATTGCTTCTTTTATATCTTACATATTTTACTCCATCACAAACAAAACCGTTCGCATACAAGTCGGCTCGTAAATCACCAACCGAGTGTAACACCTTTATGTTGTTCTTAGCCTTATACATTCCATCATCGTAATAAAAGTATTTGCCAAGTACATCTTTATGTATAGGAAACTCTGTAGGAGTGTCTGTCTGAATAGCAAGCAGTTCACCGTCCTTAACACAGACACAATCTTGTAAGGTTAATTCATCTAAACGATAGCCGAATTTCACATAAATGTTAGCGGTTATTCTATTGTATTCTTTGTTACTGTAATTGAAAGTAATGTTAATAACTTTCTGAGTGTATTCTTTTCCGTTGACCGTACAGGAAAAGCGATTATTTCGGAACACCTTCTTATATACCTCAATGATTTTCGGAAGTTCTTTGCTATGAGGAAGTGTGTTAATAAATTTTCGGTAGTTAATATCTCCGTTGCGATAACGGATGTTATAACCTACACTATCGGGTTTATTATAATGGTTTGCGATAAATACATCTTTAGCATCCAAAGAGAGGATGTTTACTCCGTGTATATAATCACTCAACAACACTCACCTCGCTCTCATACATAAGCGAATATGTGTTGTCTTCATCATTTAGTTCATGCACAACCTCTGCGTAAGCCATAACACGCTCGTTCATGTCCTCTGCGACCTCCTGAGCGATTATTTCTTCGTCAGAGTAATTTGTGCAAGGTAAACTATTCGTGCCACACAGGTCAAACCAGAGGCATTTACGACAATCCTTCACCTCCTCTGCTGTAAAGTTCTCTGTTCCTGTGTAGTTAAATGTATATTTGTTCAATGGGTTGGACTCCTTTATTTATTATTATTTATCCAACCGACCAGTAAATTTCTCATCCTTGAGGATGGAATATAGATGTTAATTTCTTTGTTATCTCTGATTGCACTTCTCCAGATAAACTGAAGCATTTCACTGAGAGCAAAACCGTCTTCATCGACCGTAACGCCTTTACTCTCTAAAAATCTGACGAGAACAGGGGAGATATACCTATTGACCGGATAGGCAATTGCTGTTCTGTCCCTTAGTTCATTAGATGCTCGTAAGTTACAAGCTATAAATCCTTTTGTGTATCCTTTACCTTGCACTTTAGATTTATACTCTTTAAATGTTGTCCACATACACTCATTAGATTTTGCGTTCAATATATTTCTAAAGAAATTATATATATTTTTTTTAAGTGTAGGGATTTCCTCGCTATGTGTCTGATACCAGTGTTTGCTAAGAAATGTTTCCTTCTCACCAATTTCATTCATTTTTTGATTATCACATATGTGTATAAGATTAGCAAAGTCTGGAATTTCATACTGCACATCGTAATCTACGAATGTAAAGTTTTCATAATTATCCCCCTGTATCCACCAATATTTGGGTGTGATTTGAAACAACTCAAAATAGTATGACATTAGAGAACTCTCGTATAGATAGGTAAGAAGAAACACTTTTGAAAATGACCTAAAATTTTCAATAGGAACTAACTGTACGAAGTCATTATTAGCTGCATACAAATTATGATTATTACACAATTTTTCTATCCCTTCCATATAGGTTGTCCCTTGGACAGAATTCCAAGTGGCGCATCCAAAAGTGTCAAACTCACACAATGAAGTGATAAATTCTTTGTCTTTTGCAGACATAATCAACTGACTGATGGGTTCTATAGTTTCGTCAAGAATAAGAGTGTAATTATTGTTTTTTATGAGCTCTCTGATTTGACTGTCTATACTTAGAAATAACGCATGAGTTGTCGCAATATTTTTTCCTTCCATTATAACTCGTTTTAAGTGTTCTTTTTTTGATGGACTCTTTTGAGGCTCTATAAACTCTTTGTCAGAGCAAGCTGTTATTACCCTATCAACTTCTGACAAATATGGAGTACAAAAAATGAAGTGTTCATCTTTAGGTGCGTTATTGATGTAATTAATTGCAGCGGAAGTTTTACCTTGTCCCATTAAAGCGTTTACAACATTCAGTTCCACTTACAGACCTCCTTTATATGATGTGTATTTCGTTGGTTGTTGTTCGTAATAAACTCTCTCTCCTTTACAAGTAAATGTTTGTGTTGATGTGTGAATTGCCTCTACATCAAAATCACTCCTTTCAAGACTTATAATATGGTGTCCATTTTTGTCACAAAAGCCCCAAACCCCCAATGCCAATGCGGGTTAGCACCATTTTGACAGTTCGGAAATATTACACTCTTTTCAAAACTACCTCTCTCTTATATATTCTTTATTATTATAGAGAGAATGTTAAACACACCGATAAACACTGAGGTTTTAGACACAAAAGCACCTATAAGTGGAATTAGATGCTTTTCATTTAAGTAGTAGTTTCAAAAAGAGCTCCATACTACAGGGTAGAATACATTTGTCCCAAAAGTTTTGCAGACTAAGCCTTTACAGACAAATGTATTGGTCGCTTAATTCTCTCGAACAGCAAGCTTATTCTGAGATTGCCAGTCGTTCATTAAGCTCCTTTACTCTAAACTTTACCTTAGAATCCGTAGATAGTAGTTGCAAGAGAATGTATCTATGTTCAATAAATTCATTTCCCAACAAGGGAAAAGAAAAACTAAAACAGTAGTTACTCCTTTATGCAAGTGACTGGAAGAGATTAGTAGCTTCTAAATTACTATTAACTACATAACTGTAATCTGTTCCAAGGTTGAGTTTCTTGCAGGAAGCCAAGATTATATCTTGTGTTAAGCCTATATATCTTAATGTAATGGAAGGAGAACTGTGTCCAAACATTTCCTGTAATAGTAAAAGCTTATCGTTGCTAAAGTTACTCATAGCCATTTGATGATAACCAAAGGTTTTTCTTAATGTATGAGTGCCTACTTTTTCTGTAAGATTACATTCAGTTTCTAAGCCTTTAAGAATACTATATATATATTCTCTGGTTAAAGGCTTACCTAAGTTCTTGGAACGGTTACTGTTGTCACCAGTAAATAAGTAGTCATTCAGAGTTTTGGAATTGTGATTGAGGAACAATTCTACGGCATCCATTACTGCTGAGTTAATGGTGACTACTCTATTGATTTTTTTTCTTCTTGTTTTTTTTGTTTTTAATTCGATGATAGGAAAGTATTCTTTGAACACTAACTGTTGGTTCTTGACCTCTAATAAGTGATTAAAGGTAAGTAACCTTAAGTCACTGACTCTTAATCCAAAATTGATTCCCAATATAAAAAGCATGTTGTCTCTGTATCTACCTTTACTGATTAAGTAATCAGAGATGCTTTTTAATGTATGGGTATCTTTGATAGGATCTACATCGTGTCTTTCGTAAGATTCTATATTTTGAATTTCTGAGGGCACTGTGAGTTGAGCTGACGCTCGGAGTTTATTGTTTTGTCTAACTAATTTCTCAGGTTGTATAGGCTGCGAGAAGTCTACATAGATTAGGTTGTTATTCTCAGTTTTCATATGTATCGAACATCCTTTCTAAATTACTTTCTGAGCTAATTGTACCATATATCCTAAAAATGTCAAGTAAAAATGACTTAAAAATCAAAGTTTTTTGAAAAAATTCCAAGTTGTGGAAATGCAAGTATATTCATTATTTTTTGTAAAGGATATTTTTATCGGAACAAATTCACCATTTGTATAGGAAATAAATTTCAGGATTTGTAAAGGGAGGGAGAAAAAGAGAAAATAAAAATACGAGATTTTAAGCCTGACTGTGAGAAGAAGTTACTGCAAACATAAAGCATAATTATACACACTAAAAATATGGAAAATATGCCCCATTTAACCTACTGCTATTTTGTGAAGTGAAAATTATACATTATTTTGCATAAATATTCATTTCATAGTATATATATGTTTTGCAATCATTATAGTAATCAAAAATAAAAATGATTTGACAAATGGCAAGATGTGTGTTATTATAGGTACATGGGATATCCCATAGGACACAAAAAATGTTGCATATGCAACAAAAAATCAAGGAGGCTATCATCATGACCATTAAAAACTTTACTCATGCACCTACACACACACACAAGACAATTGTTCACGCTTGCAAGACTTTACACGGTTGCAAGATTATCAACCCTCAACCGTATGCAAGTTATAGTATAGCTTTACAAGACTTATACAAGACCGCAAGCCGTATGTGCGTTAATCACTGTTACCGTCATTCCATCAATCAGCCCCGATTATATGATATCGTGACTTACAGATTTGCGGGAGAGGCTCAAAACTTTGACGACCTAACACAAGTTACCGTTATCGGAATGTGGGAGTACATGCAAAATAATCCATACACAGGCGCTTGCACTTCCGACTATGGAGCTTATAAAAAAGCAGTAATACATGCCGGATATAAAGCATTGAATAACTATTGTCAATCAATCAGGGGCATAAACAGTCGTATAGACACGGCGCACAAAACGGTGTATATCGAGGATATCACACGACATGGAGACATTGTCAGTGTATCGGGCGAACTTAACCGCACCATTAAACACGGGGAAAAGCTCCAACCTGTAGACACCTTGACGGGCGTATGTTACAATATAGCATTAATTAATCAGATGTTGACCGCCGTGTTGCCTACTCTCACACCGACACAAAACAAGGTTTTAAAATTAATGTGTCTGAATTATACCGCCGACAACATAAACGATAAACAAGGATATGCAAGAAAAAACAAAACGGCACAAAAACATATACGAGCCGTTCGCAAGGCTTTTCGGTGTTTCTTGAGTGAAAACTGTTTGACCTTTGATGACTTTATCATTATCAATCAAACATATACATACACCGACAATGATTTGCGCATGTTGCAATTTATCAAGTCGTTACAGTGCGAAAATTAGTCTTATTTACTGCGCCCACTTTTTTTTGGTGGGCGCTTTTTTTTTATCTTTGAACGGTCAGAGAGGACGGACACCCTCGGCGGCACAACGGTCAGAGAGGACGGACACCCTCGGCGACACAACGGTCAGAGAGGACGGACACCCTCGGCGGCACAACGGTCAGAGAGGACGGACACCCTCGGCGACACAACGGTCAGAGAGGACGGACACCCTCGGCGACACAACGGTCAGAGAGGACGGACACCCTCGGCGGCACAACGGTCAGAGAGGACGGACACCCTCGGCGGTTTCTAAAGGATTGTACCGTAAACAGTTCTATTCCATTAGCTCTATCAAAGAATTTACTTATTTGAGCAAACTTAATAGTACATAGCAAAGCGTACTTCTCTACGAGGGGTACGCTTATTTTGTGCCTTTGAGCGTTTTAGGTTCTCTACGAGAGTTTAAAACATCGCAAAGATAAGTGTAGCTATGAGCGAGCAAACCTTTGGTATGACAAAGCAAAAAGCATACAATGGTGTGAGTAATACCAAATAAATTATTCTGTAACTATTTGCATAAGAAATAGTAGGTGTAGGATACCCTAAACTCGATTGAGTAATTCTCGGCGGCGGCGTCACTGTTAGAGCGTTCGCAGGTTTACACAAACCTAAACTTGGCTTGAGGAAATGTGAAAATTAACTTGATTATTACTCAATATGAGTGTATATATCGAGGGCACTCAGAATAATCACTGAGTGCCCTTTAATATATGCTCTACGGAGCAAATTTTTTAAATAAGGAGATTGCATTATGAAAACATTAACTGAGTTATACGATTCTATCGTATCGAAAATTGCAGATATCAACACTGCAATCAAAGACAAGGACGCTATGAAGCGTGATAAGCTCTTTTATGAGCTTGATGAGCTTGAGAAGGATTATGCTCACACTAAGAAACTTCAGGAATACGACAAGTTTGTAGCTTGCGATTTTCCTGTAAAGGAGCTTATTCTCAAAGAGCAGTACACTGTGCTTGGCCATAAAACTGAGCGTTCAAAGGAAACCCACATTATTACCAGATGCAAACTTGACGAGAAGGCTAAGAAAAAATTTGATTTATTGGATTTTTGTAAAGCAAAATCAGAAGAAGGTAAACTGAGTGACCACTGGGCTTTAAGTCTTGAAAAATTATCGCTCATCTGTGCGCTAAAATGGACACTTGAAGAAACGAGCGGTGCGGAGCAGTCTGCTCAGTTAAAAAAGCTGAGAGATTGTTACTATATTGACGAGGCGGCTCGTACTGTGGAATTTTTGAAAAATGCCGGCGATAAAGATATTGAGGGTGTTGCTGTTCCTACATCTATGACATCTATGACTAAGCTGTTACAGTCTATTGTTGACGAAACTCTGTTTATGCCTGATAAAAAAGGTAAAAATATGTTAAAGGTTACAGGTCATCAGGTAAAACAGTTTATGAACCTGTTTACTAAGCGTGGTAAAAAGTGGGGCTCTCTCTCTGCGGCTCAAGGTAGAGAGTTTAGAGAAAATTTTTATTCAATGATGAGATGTGTAATCGAAGGCAGAGGGTTTGCACTTGAATACGAAGGTGCAAAAAATTCTGATGATGAAGATACAGAAACTACAGATGAGCAGAAGGCTACCAACACGCAGGATTCTGATAAATCTAAAGATGTAAGCACAGTAACAGAAACTACAGATGAGCAGAAGTAATATCTAAGCACACTCGTTTAGCGGTTGCGAGTTAAAACAAAACCGCTACCAAAGCGTATGCTTATTTTTAAGGAGGTTTAGTAATGCGTCCACAAAAACATAATAAATTGACTAACCTTGAGCTTGCTATAATGACAGCAAGCTATTGTTTAGCAGGAACTCTAAGTTTGACTGGTTTGTACTGGTTTTGCAAACTGTTAATCTTAATTGCACCATAGGAGGGATACCGATGAGTCAAAAAGATAAGCTTGAAAAACTTCTTGAGCACTACGGCATCTCATGGAGTGAGTTGAGTACATTAAACGATGCACAAATCAAAGCAATTGAGGTGGCTTATTATGACCGCTATGGTGAAAATATCGCTATAAGCTTTGACTTTTAAGGAGGTGAAAAGATGGGAGTTGTATGGGTGGAAAATTATGCGTACGAATATGCTGCTAAGTTTCTTCATGACAAAGAAGTGACTTTTGAAGCCACTCGTCCCGATAGAGGTTCAAGCAGAGTAAGGCTTGAATTTCCGAAGCTGTCTCAGAAAATGTCTGAGTTGCTTATGACTAAGATTTGCCATAAGTCAAGACAGTACGCAAAACTCGAATAGAAAGTATGTTCGCTTGAACAGTCGTGTAAAAAATGGTAGAATATTCCTGAAGCGTGATTATATCACGGCAAGATAAACGATGTTTGTCAATTAATAAAAAGAGAGGGAATGTTCTTGAGTAACAACACGGTTGATAGCAGCAACCAGAATACACCACAAGAGTCTATGCACGGTTTGGGTGAAGTTCTGCGTAAACAAATATCTCAAAATCTAAATAAGTCGGCAGACGAGTTTGTAGAAGATGTACGAGGGATGGATGCGTACACAGATGCAATAGTTTTCTTAAGTAAATTTGCAAGCAAAGACGAGGATATCTCACTTGCTTCGTTAGACTTGACACCTAACTATTCCAATTCTGTAATAATTCGTTCTAAAGACGGTATGCCGATTGAATTTCGTATGAGTGATATTGAGGCGTTCTGTAAGATTGCGTTGAACAGTACGCTAATCTCATTTTCAGTAAATGATAGTGGAAATTTAGAGTTGTGCTTGAATTTTGCTGCTTACAAGCCAAAAGATTAAGTAAACTCGTTTAGCGGTTGCGAGTCAAAACAAAACCGCCACCACCATAAAATCACTCTTTTATAAGAGTGACAAAAAGTAAATATAAACCAATTAAGTGTATGCGATAGATTTTTGCATACACTTTTCTTTTGCCTAAAAAGAGGTGGTTAGAGTGTACGAGAGTGTCAAAACAATACAAGATATTCGTGATGAACATATTGATGTATTGAGAGATTTTGGTGTAAAGGTTACATCTCAGATTGTGCGAACAATCGAAACCAAGACAACCGAAATTGCGATTGAAAATTACTGTCGTATTTTAATAATTAAACGATTAGAACAGGAGGAATAGCTTCTTATGCTAAAGGTTGGAGATAAGGTTAAAATACTTCCAAGAATACTAACAAACTATCCTAATTTTCCGTATGTAGGAGTAGTAGGCAGAGTGTGTACTATTGACAACAATAATGATTCGATAACTGTTGAGTTTTCGCATCCTCACAATTACTTACACGACTGTGGCGGAGTAGCTAAGCAGCATTCTGGCTGGTTTTGTTGTAGGGAAGAGTTGGAATTTATACCTGATGATAATTTGCCAGATATTTGGGAATATATCTAACATATGAACAATTTTAGGGAGGTTATAAAGTAAATTATGTTGATGGTAAAACACAATATCACAGTAGAAGGAGATTAAAAAAATGGCAGGCAGAACTATTAGTAAGGAACTAAAAGCCCAGATTGTGTCGGCTTATAGACAAGGCGAAAAGATGAAAGACATAGCTGAATTGTATGGGGTATCATATCCCACTGTTTCTAAATTAGTTAGAGCATCGGTTAATTCATCTGTTAGTCTTGTAGGCATTAAAAAGGCGTGCCCTAAGTGTGGTAAAGATAAACACGAAGTGGGTTCATATTATTGCTCACATTGTGGAGCAAACATTATGACAGAAGATCAAAAGTTGTCAAGAGAACTTGACAATATTGCAAAAACAATTCGTTTTTGCTTGCCACAAGCAAAAGAATCCGATAGAGAGAAGATTGATAATTATGTTGCAGTTTTAAAAGAGGCGGCATTAAGAGTAGGAGGTGAGGGGTGATATGACGGTAATTACAAAGAATGGTCACTTTGAAGTTATTGATGAACATGGCAATGTGTTGTGTTCAGGTGACACCGAAACAGAAGCTGTTGAAGCGTATGAAGAAATAGGATTTGAATAATGTAACATTTGCTTGCTTTATTAAATAAAGCCGCCTTACTTAAAGTAAGGTGTTAGAAAGGTTAGAGAGAAGAACTGGATACAGGCTGAAGACGAGCCGGAAATGGACAGCAACTGGCTCAGGATGTCGTCAGGCGACTAAAGCTCTTACACAGAAAGGACTTTTCCCGAGACCAAAACCAAACGGAAAAGCCACATAAAAAGATTACTTTAGTAGTCGATAAGGGCATAAACCCAAAACGATTAGCCAGCAAAAAAGGCTTCATCTACAGACTCTTCTCAAGTTCCATCTTTATTTAAGAAATGTTACAGCGCCCCTTTAGATAGGGGTGAGCGGTTACAAAACTACTACCTCCTCGTGGTGTAACTGGGTAAAGCTAAAGTAGAAATAAATTAAAGTGCCATACGAGGCAGAAAGGAGTCACAAAATGACTGTAAAAACATTAAACAATGTGATGGTTATTGAAGCCAACTTTTCAATGGAGGAACTTTTTAAAGTTTACAAACACAAGCCGGATGTGTTGTCCTTAAAGGATGACGATGGCAATATGCTTTTCGCTGTAAAGCCAAGCGAACACAGAGAGAGTTTTAGCGATTGCGGAATTTCTTTTGTAAGTAATTCTTACACAGCGCCAAAGGCATCAATTACAATTCCTCTCCCATCAGAATCTGCCGACAACACAAAGGTGTGGATTGCAGAAAACTTTGGTTCAATTCTGACAAATCTTGAGCAGATTGAAAGAAATGTATCAGAAGCTTGTATTGATATTGATGCAAACATTGCAAAAATTGTCGGCTCAATTGTAACAGCGTAAACAAGGAGGGAATAATAATGAAAAGCATTAAAGTTCAGAACAATCTTAATTCAAAAACAATCATTGGCAACCCAGATGAAATGACAGTTCAGCAGGCTTTCAATGAAGCCCAGCTCGAAATGGGTAATGGTATTCTCAATCTTAATGGTGTTGTGGTATCTACACAGGATGTCAACAGAACACTGTCTGACATTGTTGGTGCAAGAGATACATACATTCTTGCATCGGTTGTCAAAGCTGATTGTGCATAATTTGATTTGAAACAAGGGAGAGTACGCTCTCCCTTTGGCATTTGCATTGTCGAAAGACTGCTTTACTTAAAGTAAAGTATTAGAAAGGTTAGGAGCAGAAGACTCATCCGACGAGGATGCAGCAGATGGTGATGCGGGCAGGTTGGGCTGCGACCACATTAGCGAGCGATAATTAACACTCAAACCCAAGATTCACTACTGAAAGGAGCTTACGAATCCACGGTTGGTTACTGAAACAGCCACATCAAAGCTATGATTACACCAACCAATCCTAACGACCAAGCTTCCAGAAGGCGTCTTCTCACTGCTATAATTGTATTTAGAAATGCCAAAATCTAAGGAGGAATTAAGTAAATATGTTTGCTTTAACTAAAATTGATAGTATACCAAACAATTATCAAAAATATCATATACATAATAATTTACTAATATCTAATAGAATACGAAGTCATCTGGTTCAGAGATTTCCTGATTGTCATTGGGAAGTCACAAACAATGATATTTATATTAATGTGAGTCTTAAATCTTCACCTTGGGAGAAAGATAGTAAAATTGTTCGTGCGATTGCTGATTATGCGTATTATTATGCAGATAGCTATAATTATGATCGCACTGATATCAATTCTGATTATTGTAATATGAATTTTTTCGGCGTATACAAGAACAATATTATTGCGAAAGATTATACACAATTAGGAACAACAAGCAAAACTCAACAGACGGAGCTTGAATTTATGCGTCAGTATAATGAAGCATTCACAAATGAATAAGAAATAAAACAGCGAAGACAAAAATCTCCGCTGTTTTTGTTGTAAGGAGAAAAGTTAAGAAACTAAAGTGGTAGTAAACAACGAAGAACTATCACCACAAGAAGAACTCACACAGGATATTGTTTCAATTCTTCATGTGTTCTCTTGTAGGTTGTATGGATTTCGTAAGTATAAAAAACAAGTAAAGAGGGAGGAGGAAATTGCTAAAGAGTTTCAAGACGGAAATAAATCCGACAGAGGAACAAAAAGCCAAAATTCGTAAAACAATAGGAACTTGTAGATATATTTATAACTTCTATCTTGCTCATAACAAAGAACTTTACGCTAAAGATGAAAAGTTTATGACTGGTAAGAGCTTTAGTGTTTGGCTAAATAATGAGTATCTTCCACAAAATCCAGATAAGTTATGGGTTAAGGAAGTTAGTTCAAAATCTGTAAAGTACTCAATTGAAAATGGGTGTATGGCATTTACCAGATTTTTTAAACATCAAAGTGGTTTTCCTAATTTCAAAAAGAAAGGTAAGTCTGATGTAAAAATGTATTTCGTAAAGAACAATCCAAAAGACTGTCGTTGCGAAAGACACAGAATCAATATTCCGTCACTTGGTTGGGTTCGTATCAAAGAAAAAGGATATATTCCAACAACAAAAGATGGATATGCAATTAAAAGCGGTCATGTCTCAATAAAAGCTGGTAGATACTATATTTCAGCTCTTGTAGAGATTTCAAATAACGAGATAGCTAATACTTTCAATGAAGGAATTGGCATTGACCTTGGATTAAAGGATTTTGCCATTATTTCTAATGGTAAAACTTATAAGAACATTAACAAATCAGTAAAATTAAAGAAACTTGAAAAACAACTTATTAGAGAACAGAGAAGTCTTTCTCGAAAATATGAAAATTTAAAGAAAGGAGAGTCCACTCAGAGAAATATACAAAAGCAAAGGCTTAAGGTACAGAAACTTCATCATAGAATTGACAATATTCGTACTGATTACATCAATAAAACAATCGCAGAGATAGTGAAAACCAAACCATCTTATATAACAATTGAAAATTTAAATGTATCAGGAATGATGAAGAACAGACATCTTTCAAAAGCCGTTGCTTCGCAGAAGTTTTATGAATTTAGAATAAAGCTTCAGGCGAAATGCAATGAAAACGGAATTGAACTTCGAGTTGTAGATAGATGGTTCCCGTCATCTAAAACATGTCACTGTTGCGGAGCTATCAAGAAAGATTTAAAACTTTCTGATAGAATTTTCAAATGTGATTGTGGTTATACAGAAGACAGAGATTTCAACGCTGCACTTAATTTGAGAGATGCTACGACTTACGAAGTTGCATAAATAAACGCAAACGGAGATATGTACCGAAGGCTATTTCGGGAATTTACGACTATGGAGTGTACAAGAACTTGTGAGTAGATATGATTTCGGTCAATCCAAAGCATACACGATGAAGTAGTAAGTAGAACTCGTGAGAGTCTACATTATCTCGATGTGAGTATATTTAATCACATTTTGAGTGGCAGACATCTATGGAGAAATACAATTATGTCGAAGCAGTTAAAGAAAATGTCAGAAGTTATATTAGAGATAATATAAAAATTCTGGAATACATAAGCAGAGACGAAAAAGAAGAGATAATTAGTAATGGGGTACTAACTGAATATATGAATCCTTTGTTAGTGCAAGCAAATAAAAAGTTCGCAGACATTGAAAATTGGACAGCCGAAGAACATTTGTGTCACAATTTTGATTTGCTATTCAAGGCAGTGAATGTGTTTGGTTTAGATTTTGAACAGACATTGACAGGGCAACCGGCATATGCAGATGGCATAGTAAGATGTTATGTTGTAGAAAGAGCGGTATCTGAGGTTCTTGATGAGTATGAAGATTCATTAGATACGGAGGAATGAATATGACAGATGTTTACAAGATATTGAACGATGGTACAGTAAACAAACACACATTTGCACTATCGGCAAAACAAGCTCTAATTGTTTGTATTATGCAAGAGAGGTTCCATAACTATAACACTTGGGAATATCCATGTGACATCAACGGCATTGTGTCTCACAAAAGAGGTAATGTTGTTCGTTTTGTGTATGACTGTGGTGATTATTGCTTTTGGTGCAAACAAAAGAATGAGGTGTTGTAAATGAGTAAAATTATTTGTTTTGAAAAATGGGATTATGATTGTGGTATGCTTAACCAAATGAGCTTTGAGTTTGATGATTCTATTACAATAGATCAGATTCCTAAGTTGGCAGATAGGATTTTAAATGACTACTACGATGAATCAGAAACTAATGACGAGATCGAACTTGATGAAGCTTATATTTATAACAAATGTTATGAATTTTGCAAAGAGCAAGGACTTATATTTAATACAATCAAACCTGATATTACTGTCAGTTTAGACACGCAGAAGGTACATATAAAAGAAGAATTTTATAAATAATTAAAATACGCAGTGATACCGGCGAAACGGTTAGAAAGGTCAAAATATTGCAGGTAAAACAATGTTAAAAGCAACAAACATATTATGGGGTATCGATTATGATGATGACGGAGAATTGCCGACAGAAATTGATATACCTGAAGGAATGACAGACGAGGACGAAATATCAGACTATCTATCGGAAGTAACAGGATATTGCCATCAGGGCTATGTATTGGAGGGAAAATAAAATGACAAAGGAATTGAAAACAGCTATTATCCAATGGCTTTTGGAAAATAAAAATCAGTGGCAGAGGGTGAATGCTTGCACGGAAGCCTTCAGAGAATATATTTACAATAAAAGCGGAAATTATCTCATTGGCGGAGAGGCTGTGGCGGAATTTATCAAGACAGCCGACAAACTAATTTATAGTAAGTAAAAAGGACAATTACTACCAGCAGGGGTTAGAAATTATCGAGGAGGAATAATCAAAATGTTTGTTGTGAAGTATCACGCAAAAGGACATCGGACGAAATATCTGGGAGACAAAAAGGAAGTTGTAAATAAAAGATGTGCTATTGCTTTTGGTGAGGGCTTGCGGGAGCAGTTCGAGCAGGTAGAGACCGAGCATTGCACTTTGAAAGATATAAAGGTATCTGACACTGCTGAAATGATGTATGAAAATAGTTATATCAAAGTCGGAAACATTAAATGGTAATAAAACTAACATTTCATTGATATTAAGGAGGAAATACAGATGAGCAAATACAATTATTATGAAGCTGTACACGATGATATTGTAACAGCTATTTTTGATAATTATAGCAATGAACAGATTGTAACAAATCTCAAAAATGATGAAGAGAAGTTTAAGGAAATACTTCATGATGATTTATTTTCTGAAGATTCAGTTACAGGTAATGGTTCTGGAAGTTATACAATGAACAGAGTAAAAGCTGAAGAAAATGTTAATAATAATTGGGATTTATTTTCTGAAGCTTTTGATAATTTTGAAGATAGTTTGAGCAGTTACATATATGGTGATACTCTTGATTTTGAAGAAATTGATGTAGTGATTAGATGCTATTTACTCAGGAATACGATAAATGTAGTTGTTGACGAATTAAAAGAACAGTTTAAGGAGGAATTATAATGTTACGGAAAATAATCACAAAATCAGATGCAGCTCATGAATGGGTAAGAGAATTTAATGCTATTGACAGAGGTATTATTGAAAAACTTATGTCAATAGATATCGATGACTGGCAGGAGGTTACAATGCCTTGTGTGGGCGATAGAGTGTATTGCTTTGATTCGGAAACATATGGAGAGGTAGTCGATATTGATAATAATGATTATGCAATTAACCTTGATGATGGAATAGAAATCACTTTAAGTATTTCTGAGTTTGAGGTTGAAAGGTATGATTTGTTGCCGATGTGGGGAACGATGTGGTCGTTTGGCGATAGTCTGGATGATGAATGGTTGTCAGACCATGACGGCATTAAATTAATGTCAGAATGTGGTTTCAGAATTTTTTACTCAGGAGAGTTCGGGTATTTCTTTGGCATTGATGGAGCAGGATATGATTTTTACGAAGCACACTGGATACCTCTTTATGAAGCAAGAGGATTACATTGGCACGAAGAGGAGTGTTAAAAAATGAGAACATATAGTGAATTGGACTTAAATACATTTGAAGCTTGGAGCGGAGCAGTTAATACTCTTGACAGAATACGCCGTGAAGGCAAGTGTGAGGAATTGGAAAGTATTCTTGAAGAAAACTACCCTGAAGGAATTGATGAAACAGAGTTAAATGATTTATTGTGGTTTGACTCAGAAACGGTTTATGAATGGGTGGGTCTACGAACAGAATCGGAGATTGAATCTGAAATCGAAGAAGCTAAATCAGAGCTTGTTGATTTAGAAGATGACTTAAAAGATTTAGAAGAAGATTATAACACCGATTGTGAAGATCTTTCAGAAATTGAGCGTGAGAGAATTTGGATAGAATCTTACAAAGACGATCACAATTCTTTAATCAATGATATTGCAGAAATTAAAGAAAACATTGCCGAGTTAGAGGAAGAGCTGAAGGAGATTTAATTATGACTCAAATAACTAAAAAGGAGTTTATTGAAACTCTGTCAAATAATGAAACCATTTTAGCAGATAGTATATTCCGCTATTGCAATAGAAAATGCATTAAAGCTATGGAACACGCTATGGAACGAATTGCAACCATTAACAAAAATGCCAAACGCAGAACCGTAACAGAAGCACATTGTAATTATATTGTGTTTAGTGATGGTACTCGCCTTGACTTTAATCAGACTGGAACGAAAAAATTTTTCAGTTACACAAATACATATGGAATTTATTTCTTAATTTGGATAACAGAAGTATATGATGACTTTGATGAAAAATTCTATAGGAATTATGTTGTGTACATGGTGGCTTAGGGAGGTTTAATTATGTTTTTTTGACACACATTACTTTAAAGATTTATCTGTTCTTTTAGAATCCGATACTGGCAAAAAGATATATGGAAAATTTATGAATATTGCAGATGAAACAGCACAAACTTGGCTGCAAGGTGTTGTGGATTCGACAGAAATTTTGCATATAGATGTACAAGGGTTAGATGTGCTTTGTAATCTTGTTCAAGAGCATGGTGTATCAACTATAAAGAAAATATGTAGGGAGGCTGAATTATGGATTTAACAGAATTCTATCCTGAAGAAATAGCTGAAGCACTATGTAATTTAGCATATGATAATCCTACAACAGAAGTTATAAATGGCTGTAAAGACGGCTTGCTCGGATTATTGGCATTAGCTCAAAATCCATATAATCCAGAAGGATACAGAGTATTGTATAAAGTGCTTGAAACAATTGTAGATGTACAGGAGGTTTAATTATGGGACAGTATTATAATGTTGTAGTCTATAATAACAACAGAATAATCACTTATAACAGAAAAGTTGATGGCGAATATACAATGGCAAAATTAATGGAGCATTCGTGGTGGTATAACCCATTCGTTTCCTCAATTACAAAATTATTGTACGAAAACCCATGCAAGGTCGCATGGGTGGGTGATTATTCTGAAGAAATTAATCCAAAGCTTTACAAACTTGCTTGGAAAAGGAAAACACATAGCATTCATAGAGATGAGTTGCATCTTCATAATAAATACTTAATTAATGATACCAAAAAAGTATATCTTAATTGCAATAATTATTATCAAAGGAATAGGAGTATGGCTCGTAATGGTTGGGTAATACATCCATTACCTTTATTAACTTCAATAGGCAACGGATTAGGTTTAGGTGATTATCATGGTACAAATATGGACGCTGTTGGTAGTTGGAGCTGGGATAATATATTCATCCAAGATGATATTCCGGTTGGATATGAAGAACTTGAATATATATTCAGAGAAGATTAAAACGGCACTTTTATAGCTTGAAATTGTTCGTGGACTTGAAATTGCAGTACAGGAGGTTGATTATGACAACAAGAACAAAGGTGGAAATTAATAATAACAATAAATTGTATGAATTGGACAATGTAATTAATGGTATTGTTTCTATAAAAGATTTAAGGAAACAAAAATTAACATTAGCCGAATATAATGCACTTTTAGTAATTTGGCATGAATTGAAACAGAGTGGCGTAGCTGCGACTTTGATAAAATCAGTTGCAGATTGGTTTAAGAAACAAGGCTGTAAGGTTCAGATGGATTCAGATGGTTATAAGTATATAATAATGATTTGATTACGGTAAACAGAGATTATAACTCGAACTTGTTTATATAACATTATATTAAGAAATTAAGGAGAGAAAGTAATGGACTATGGTGAATTTAAAGAGAAAATAAGTCTTGATGTAGATGACGCTATTGGAGTGTGCAACGATTTATTGGACAGACATCGTAATGATGAGCATGCAGAGAATATTATTCTGGAAGCTTTTGCTGAGTTATTCGATTGTTCTGTGGACAGCGTATTGGATTTTATTTATCAGGAAGACAATGAGGAGGTGGACGATTGAATATGAAAAGTTTAATGCTATGGAAAGATGATTTTAAAAATGAAAGAGATTGGATTGCACTTTGCAAAGCACTTGATATACCAAAAAATACAGTTGAAATTGAAATGAACTGCAATGTGTGTGTGCACAAATCGCACTATACTTCAAAAAAAGAGAGATAGGGATTATGAAACATTAGGCGAACGAATATTAGAAATAGAGCATAACAAGGAGGAACAAAGTATGTCGTATAAAGATAACACAACATTTAATGAACTTTACACTGAGTATGTGTCACAAGTGGGTAAAGCATATACTGTTGCTGGGGAACTATTAAGGGCTACCGCACGCATTTATAACAGATATTATAATGACGGAGATATGATTAACAAAGGGTACGGAAAAGAAACTTGTAATAAACCTGCTCATTATCTGTGGGCAATGGCTGGCGCAAAAGTTAAGAAAATAATTGATAAAATGAAAGATTCTGATTGTAATTATGAAGAGCATTTGGAAATGTTAGTTACAGAAGTTGTCAATCATATTAAAACTTCTCCAGAACTTGAAACAGAATATAATAATTGGGATTCTTTTATAGACGAAGATTGGGAAAGCGATTGGACAGAAGATAACAAGGAAAGGATGTATGCAGAATGCCTAAGAATGAGAAAATACAAGCACTAATCGACGAAGTTTCCAAGTGTTGGCAAAAGATTGCAGATTTTTATGAAATTTCGACTTCAAAGGTTATATGGATGGGTACAAATAGATTTAAGGTTATCAAAAACAACGAAGAAATCATAGTGTTTTATTTGAAAAACGGTACAATTATAACTAAGGAAGAGCGAGACAGAAAGAGATATGAGACGTTTAAGTTAAAATGGATGATAGAGCATGGTTATTCTCTAATAGATTTTGTAAGTAAAATTAACGCTTGTTATGAGGAGTTACAAGCCAAAGAGCCAGTGTTTAAAGGTTGTCTTTACGATAAACCAAGTCCTGATATTTGGGATGCATTTGATTTGTTTGAAGATACAGGATTTGAAGGTGGAATGATTTATCCTTGCTTTGATGAATGGTTAGACAATGAATGTATAGAAGATGATGACTAAAAATAAAATTTATGATATTTATTTAACTGTATGTAAGTACATTGACGAAAAATAAGGAGGAATAATTATGCCAAATATTTGCGAGTATGAAATGAAAATTAAAGGTAAGAACAGAAAAAATGTCGAGGAGTTTATTGAAATTCTCAAAGCAGATTATACTAACCCACATCATTTTTACAGAGTGTATGACGCTGATGTGTCACAACCGATTGCAGAAAATGAGGACGAGTTTGCGGCTATTGTAATCGGGACTTGTGCTTGGTCTGTAGAATGCTGTATGTTTTTCAATGACTATCGTTTAAAGGACGGTAAAACAGGTTCTGATATTCAATCTGAAACACGGAGATTAAATCTTACTGTTGAGATTTTTTCAAAAGAAACAGGTATAGGATTTATGGAACATTATATTGTTGGCGAGGGTAATATTATTACTGATGAAACAGTAGATTATTTTACATATTGGTATGACGATTCGGAATGGGATAGTATCGAGGATTTCAATAAGGAAAATGGTACTCATTTTACAAAAGGCGACTTTGATGAAAACGGTGACGCGCATATTGGCGGTATGGAATGGAGGTATATGATATGAGTAAAATTATTTATGAGGCTGAAGAAATCGCTATTAGAATAAAAAACAAAGGTTACTATCTTACTTGTACGATTGAAAACAAAACCGATGATGTCATTGTTATTGTATTCACTGGAGAGTATAAGCATTTAGAACCGCTCAAACTATATCCGTATGATTTAAGAGAAGTTCTACCAAACGAAAAAGGATATTCGATTTATCAAGCATTTATAAGTCTTAATTTTTATACAATTTTTGAAGATGACTATTATTATGATAATTACTAAAAATAAAACCGATATTTTAAGGAGGTTTGTATGACGAGAAAGGTTAAATATTACATAGATGATTCACAATGGTTTAAACGGTTTTATGGTCTATCTGAGACAGAGATGAACCATATTTTTGGTAATAACAAAACATTCAAGGTTGTGTTCACTTTATTTGGCGAAAGTAACAATATTAATCGGTATGAATTAACAGACTATAAAGGAGATAAGGTTTTGATTGACTCTTTGAATGATTATCAAATAGGTGTTGTACTTCACGACTGTTGCGCTCATTTTGAAGGTGGTAAATATTTCGACAATCAACAAGAACCAACAGGAGTGGTTAAAATAGAGGAAACCATATTAGAAAAGGAGTGTTGTAGTAAATGATTAATTCAGAAATTTTCTCAGCGGTCGACAGGTGGTATGTACGGAAAGATTTAGAAGAAATTGTAGACTTATACTACAACGCTGATTCGACTGCCGGAGGGCAATTTGTTGAGAATCATATTGATTTTGATACAATCCAACGAGCTAATCAAATAGCTCAAGGAGATGTTGAGTTGTTTTTTGATTATTTGCAGAGCGAGTGCTTGCAGTACTGTATAGATAAAGGTACGGACGGCTATGACTATTTCATGGAAGAACAAAAAAATGATCTGTCGTATAGCAATATTACACCGTTTGCATTTGGTCAAACCGAAGCTGTCATGAACAGCATTGTTAAGATTGCAACAGATGGTGACAAATAATGTTTGCGGTTGAAGGATATAACAAGGATGCTGACATATATGTTCTGTATGGATTTTTTGGTACATATGTTGAGGCAAAGACACAAATCAACACCTTGCTACCGCTGTATAGACACGGTTTGTTGATAGATAGGACTACAAATGAACCGATAGATTGGCTTAATATGGTAGAAAACCATAAAATAATCGGTAGTTTTACTTGATTGTTTAGTGATATTGTGTTACAATTAAGGAGCGTACAAAAATGAGAAAATATACAATTGACGATGCAAAATTGCTAATTGCTGACTTTTGCGAAGAAAAATATGGCTCAACTGCTGATTTTTCAAATAAGGAGCAAACACTATGAAAAAAGAAATCCTAAATTTGGTTGAGAACAACGAAGGCGAGTTTGTACTGAATAACATCAGTCATCTCAGAAGATGGACAAATTCCGCAATTGGCGAAAATGTAGACAAGTTGGTTGTTGAATTTGAAAATATCAATAATGTCAATTTCGGAGTAGCAAGCAAAGAAATTGTTGCAAGAGATTACAACGGCATTATCAATGAAATCACGATTGCAACGAAAGAGTATTTGCAGGAAGTATCGAATCGTCTTTGTAGTAATTTGAAATGTGGCTATATTAATTCTAAATAAATCGCAGAGTAACCGACCTTCGGGTTGGGTAATCCCGATAGGTAAACGCAAAATAAAAAACAAAAAGGAGCACACACTATGTACAGAATCGCAACAGATACAGAATATGTTTTTGACGACAAATGCCTTACTTATGACGAGGCAGTCGAAACTAAAAAGAACCTCGAAAAGGAAAACCCAACTTGCAGATTATTCATCTACAAGGAACAGTTTATTGTGTATTGCAACGAGGCAATGTGTGATAAAATCTTACTCTACAATGATGAAATTGAAGAGTGTAATGGACTTTATCACTTTGACGGTTACAAGATGGCTGAATATTTTTTCACAGACTCGAAGGAAAACAATTGTAATCCTTCCAATTACGATTGCCCACATAAAATCTTCGATACAAAAGAAGATGCAGTCGCTTTCATTGAGAGCCAACTGAAAGAAGGTAAATACAGAATCCATAACATAGAATATGTGAAACAGGATTGTCTCGGTGATACAATTGGGAAAGGAATCACATTCTCTGCTCCGATGTTAGCTCTTGAACAATATTTGTACTCTGTTGACGGTGCAGGCAACATTGATGACGAATACTTCTTCGCAATGGACATTCCAAATGAATTCTATTCTCTGTCATTTGACATCAGGTTGCGGTAAGGGGAAATATACAATGAATAAATCATTTTGCAAAGTTATTGATTCCGTTATTGTATTTAATTGTAAGATACTTAACTTGGAGCAGCCTACGGTTAAATATGAACCGTCAGATAAATTCGCCACGCCAACCACGAAAGCAGGTATTAATCCTGACAAAAATGTAATAGCAATAAACATTAACACCGTATGGGAAAGCCCCGTAGAAATATGGTGGGTAATATCACACGAAATGAGACATTTGTGGCAGGTGAAAAATGGACAGTTTAATGTCGATCACTACAATCCATCACAAGAAAACAATCTAACATCCTATGCAATGCAATTTGAAGAAGTTGATGCTAATGCTTGGGGTATATATGTGATAATTTCGTTATTTCACACACGCCCCTTGTTGGAAAATATCTACGGTGAAAAGGTGTGGCAGCAAATTTTGAAGAGGGTTGAAGAAATAAAGGCAGATACTATTATTAACTAATATAGTGGGGGATATTTATGAAAAGATATGACACAAACTATGAGGCAATACGATTGTCACTTGATGATAGTGGATTAATTTGTAATCCTAATTTTGATGTATTGCCAAACTCTGAAATCATTGCTATCAAAGATATTACTTCCGGGCAGTTTGTTGATTATTATATCATCAACTATTATAAAGCATCAACTGATAAAGTGTGGCGGAATAAATTTTTCAATGAAGTGTTTGAAGAAATGAATCAAGATAACGAACATTTATATGTTAGATTTAGAACCAATGATGTTGTTGCTCAAACACACAGTTCGTATCAGTTGTGTACTGACAAATGCGTAGCATCAAACATTATTGAAGTAGTGTCAGACTATAAGACTATGCTTAATGTTATGAGCAGTATTAAGGCTTCTTATGAGCGACCTACATATGAGTTATACAATAACGACTATTGTTGTGACGAAGGAACTTATACATTGCAAGATGGTTCTGGATATTTTGCCTTAGCTTGCGAATTAAATTCCTGTAATTTTTATTGGTCATATGAAGATTGTCCAAATAAATTTTCTGAGGATTTTCCAGAATGTGTGTACTGGAGAATTTATTGGTGTAACGACAAAGAGTATGAAGATACTTTATTGGACTTATATAAAGATGAAGATTTTGTGCTTTATCTGACCAACACATCCGCTTGGTATGGCAAACATAATAAATAAAATTCTTGTTTTTAAAACAAAACAGTGCGGTGATTATATGAACAAAGAAAATAATAAATTGCCTGTAAGTGATATTTTTGTTCAATATTGTAAAACAAAAATCAAAGAACAGTATTTAACTTATTATGAAATAGCTAAAAGGAGTCAATATTATCCTTCAACAATGGGTTTTTATTTCGTAGAAAGTAACAATAACAAGAAGATGTCTTATAGTACGGCTGTAGTCCTTTTAGAGGTATTACATGGCAGAAGATTTGTAAGTGCCGATGAAAGAATTCAATTTCAAAAAGATATTGAACATAAGTTTTATTTTGCTTTTCGTCAGGCATTTGATGCACTTGACGAAACTTATATGCAGGTTGAGAAAAAATATGGTATTTCTCATTCAACTGCATTTTGTTATTATCATCATAAGAAAATACCTTTATTAGACTCAGCGTATAAAGTTTCAACTCTTTTAAAATTTAATCTTCCTGTATCTATTGATGAGATTTTTGAACCTCCTAAACGCATGACGATAAAGGAAGCTCGCTTGTGTGCGGAATTAACACAAGAAGAAATGTCTGAAATTTTTGGAATGAGACAGCAGACAATTGAAAGTTTGGAGAGTGGAAAAAAGGTACTATCTCGTTGGATTGAAAATTTAATCATTGATAAATTATTATTAATTGCAAAAAACAAAGAAACAACGAAAAGGAGAAAGCATTATGACAATTAAAGAAGTTAAAGAACATTACAGAGGACAATATGTTGAATGCGAAATCTACAGATTTACAGACTTTACACACCGTGTTCACAGTGATTTTATTTACACACCTGACGATATAGAGAATGACCTGTATAACGAAAATGAAGAGGTTGTGTATGAGGCACTTATGGATGAGGAAGAGTACGGTATGACCATCCTTGCGAACACTGATACCGCCGCAGATTTTGATGATTGGTTCGGTGACAAGAATGCTCAAATCTTGGTTATTATTCTGAGTGAAAATCCGCCAAGATATTGGGTTGCTTACAAAGAAACAAAAGAGTTAATTGACTCTTTCAACACTCACGAAGATGCAGTCAAGGCACTTAAAAAGTATGAAGAGCAGGATAAGGCTGACGGCACCTATACAGAAGATTTTTATGAAATTCTCTATAAGTGATGAAGAGTAAGATTGAAAGGATGTTGAATCCAACCTTATGAATCTAATTTGTATTGACGAAAACACTTACGCATACTTTCAACAATGGAATCGCAATATTATAGACAAGGTTATGTCCGCAAAACCGTATTTTGAGAAATGTGCAGTTACAATTAAAGAATGTCCCGAATACATACTGTATGTCACAGCTTGTGTTAAGAATAATATTCCGAAGCAAAAATTTTCTTTAAAGTACAATAAGAAACAAATTGTCAAAGGAATGTTTCACAGATCACCTGAACAAAGCGATTGCAATTTAAAGGTAGATTACCAAATTGTTGAACGCAATATTGACGATCAACAAATGCTTGATGACTGTCTTGAGGCAATAGAATACATGATTGATTCATATATCAACGCTAATGCTTTCCTATGGTATGGCAATTATCTTAATCGAGATAAACGAGAGTTTTCCGCTATTGGTAAAAACGATAATCAAGATAAGATTATCGTATTCAGACCGTTTAAGAATCAGCTTTATGCTGCATCGGTCGGTCATCATCGCAGTCCTGAAGGTGTATTCCAAGTTAGAGGACATTTCAGAAGATATCAGACAGGACAGGTAGTGTGGATTGATGGTTATATGAAAGGCATAGACAAAGACACCAAATCCAAAGGTGTATAAAACAAAGGTTTTATATAAAAAAATAGACATCACTCCGACCTGCGAAAATCTGGTGATGTCTATACCAAGTAAGCTATCGAAAGATGGTCAGCGTTAGCCTACCCATTTTCAAAGCCTAATATAATGATACACTATTGGGAAAATTTTGTCAATGTTATTTCCATATTTTGTGGGTTGATTATAATAAAGAAAAAATTTACAATAATAACGAAAGGTGAATGAACACATATGAATAATTTGAACTACAATTGAAGAGGTGGATAAGTATATTTACTTAGTAGGTGATGTAATTGCACAATATAACAAACTCTATTGACAATAGCTTATTCTCTTGTTATAATAAATAATCGAACGGATGTTCTAAATACAAGGGTGATGTGTATGATAGTTGCATTAAAAGATTGGGAGAGTGTACTGAAAAACTATTATTTTGTATTCAACGACAAAAAATATGATACGGTAAAATGGTCGATATTGAATGATAGAGTAATACAATTCAGTAATCAAAAAGAACCTGTAGGCAGCAGTGTAGTGTTTGCAGGAGTAAGATACATAGATATTAATTGTGCAAAATTACTAATTGTGCTTAACAATGGCGATAAATATTTAGCATACAAATATGCAAAACGAACTTGACATTTACGAACTGTGTGATATAATAAAGCCAAGAAATCCAGAAAGGAGGGCTTGAATGTTAGGAATCAAGCCAAAGATTGGCGAAGTATATCTCATAGATTTTCCACAAGATGGACACACACAGGGCGGAATAAGACCGGGGGTAATTTTTCAAAATGATGTTGGTAATAAATACAGTCCTAATGTTGTTGTTCTTCCTTTGACTACTTCGATAAAAAAGATATCTCAGCCTACGCATGTGTATATTAGCAGCAAGAATTCTGGTCTTAGGTATGACAGCATGGTATTGTGTGAAAACCCAATATCTATTTCTAAAGATCGAATCTCCAAAAAACTTACAAAACTCAGTTCATATCATATGACTCGCATCACAGAAGCAAATTTACTTGCTTCTTCTGCAATTGCGTATTTGTCATTTGATGAACTACTGCATGTTTGGGAGAAAAGTCAAGATTTTGCAGACAAAAGGTTGGTGATGGCGTGACTTTTGGTCAATTAATCCTCTGCTTAGTTGTTTTGGCAGTAGGATATATATGGATAAAACTTAAATAAGAAGAGGTGTTATATATGATAGGAGAATTATTATTGGTTGGTTTGGCAACAGTGACGGAAGGTTTGAAGACCACTTTGCATCATTCAAAATCCGAATGGGCTAAAGATCGAGTGAATTCCAGACATAGATACAATAAAGAAAGACAGTCCGAAATTGAGGACGCTTTGTTTGGGTATTATACATCGGAACGAGGACGCAAAAGAGAGGAATATCAGCAGATATTAGATGATGCAGGTGTTACTTATTATGATGATTACGATATAATAAAAAAGATTGCCATTATCGAAGGGTGGGAGTATTATGATTTTTGCGAATGGAATCGTGAAGTGCAAAGAGAAATGCGTTAATATGTAACTTTTTAGCGATTGTTTCTGTTTACAAATAATGCCAAATGTGATACATTATACATATATAAATTTATTCGAGGTGCTGATGATATGTATAATGAGACTACGAAAATGGCTTTTGTATCGACATTATCGTCGAAACAAAATATACTGTTAGCGACGGCATTGTTTAATAGTATAGAAATTTTTGAACAAGAATCTGAAAAGGACATTTCACGGTTCACAGAAGAAAATCTTCAGAAAGTTCAGGCTAAAGTAGCGGGCAGTAAAACATATGCTTCGCGGAGGCAAGACGCCTCGATGCTAAGAACTTACTTAGATTGGGCGTATAAGAATCATATTTGTGATACAAACATATCTTCATATGTGTTGCAGGCTATGGATATTAATGCTAATACGGTATTGGTTTCGTCTCCACAACACTTACAATTGCAACTCAATGCTGTATTTTCACCGGAAATAGAAGATAATGTTGATTTGTTGTCGAGAGGGTTTGTTTGGATGGCTTATATGGGCATCCCAAAAGGAGACACGATAAAGATTACAAGCAATCATGTATCTATAGATAACAATAACGAAAAGAAAATTATTGCATACAATAATACGCTCTACGAGATTCCAACTGAGGCTTATATAACGATCAACAAATTGTGTTCTTTGAAATATTTAACCACTACAACAAGGAGTGGTATTGTTCGTAAATTCGACAGAGTTCAAGGTTGTGAATTGTTAAGAGGTACAACCCGTCTTAACAATATAACAGTGGAATATTTAAGAACTCGCATAACCCGCAAATCAAAAGCATATCGTTTATCGAAATTATTATCTTATGATTCGTTATATAAAAGTGGAGTGTTTTACAGGCAGTACATATTGGAACGGCAGGGTTTCATGCCTACATTTGCTGAACTAATGCATTCTCGGAGTTATACCGAACACGATGGAAAAACAGATGTTTATTTCCAAGATAAACTAAAAACTATACACGCAGAATACACTGCTTGGAAGGATAAGTATTATTCACTTATATAAAGTTTAATAAAGATTTTTAAAGGCGAACTGTACCGCCTTTAAAAAATAATCATTAAGTCAGTTTTGTATATTAGAAAGTATAAAACTGCAAGGAGGTGGTGCTTATGATTGTACTAAATTAACAAAAAATTAATATATAGGGGGAATTATTATTTCTGACAACAAGTCAATTTATCAAACATTATCATCAATTGATGTGTCTGGCAAGGTCAAGCCTAAAAATGGTATGAATTATTTACCATGGGCGTCTGCATGGGCATACATAAAAGAGTATTTTCCAAAGTCGTCATATACCGTAGTTAGAGACGATAACGGTAATCTTTATCATACTGACGGAAAAACTTGTTGGGTTGAAACATTATTATCCATTAATGGGGAAACTCAAGAAGAGCAGTTGGCTATTATGGATAACCGTAATAAGTCTGTATCAGCCGATCAAGTAGAATCTACGATGGTAAACAAAGCTATTAAGAGATGCCTAACAAAAAACGCAGCATTATTTGGTCTTGGTTTGAATCTTTGGTATGGCGAAGAATTGAGCGATGAAGCAAAGCGTACCAAAGCTAAGAAAGTATCTGATTTAGATGTGCTTAAAGGCAAGGTAGTGTCTATTTGTAAAGAACTGGTGTCCAAAGGCGTTGATAGCAAAAAATTATATGCTTCTATTGCAGATATGTCAGGACATCAAAATCCGACCAAAATTACAGATATAGAGACGCTAAAAATTGTGCTTGAGCGACTTGAACAATGGGAGGTTTAATATGAATACAGTATGTGAAATTGGAAGAATTGTAAACGAACTCGAGCTTAAAACAACAACTAATGGAAAGTCGGTTGTTAATTTTAGAATTGCAGTAAGGTCTTATGGCAAAGACAACGATGATTACTTTTTTAACTGTGTGGCATGGGGAAGTGTTGCAGAATTTATTTGTAAGCATTTTTCAAAAGGAAGAAAGATTGGAATTGATGGTGAACTGACTTCTCGCACATACGAAACAGAAAAAAAAGAGAAGCGTCAGGTTGTAGAAATTATGATACGGGATGCAGAGTTTTGTGACGACAAGCGTGGCGAAAGTGGTGATGACGCAAATATAACTACGCCGTCAAAGGCAGAATCTACTACATCTGAAACAGAGGACGAGTTACCATTTTGATTAACTTAAAACAATTAAAAAAGCGGTACTGGTCGTTTTCCAGTATAAATTCTTATCAGACTTGTCCTCGTATGTTCTTCTTATCATATATTGATAGGAAACCCCAAGAGGAAAACGCTTTTAGTCAATGGGGCTCTTTATGTCACAAATTGTTAGAAAGTTATTACAAAGGTCAAAGCAGCATTTTCGATCTTGAAGAGCAGTACAAAAATGCTTATAAAAGAACGGTTTTATCTGATTTCCCTAAAAATCGCTATGTTGACATGAATAAGAAGTATTACCAAATAGGTCTTGAATATTTTCGAGGTTTTGAGGATACTTTTTCTGAATATCAAGTAGTCGGTGTTGAACAGAAGATTAAAACCAAAATTAGCGAGTATAACTTTGTTGGTGTTATCGATTTAATACTTGAGAAGAATGGCGAGTATATTATCTGCGACCACAAAAGCAAAGGAGCTTTTAAGAACGAACAAGAGTTACGAAAGTATCTTTTTCAGTTATACCTGTATTCCAAATACATATACGAAACATATCACACATATCCTACAAAATTGATTTTTAACATGTTTAAGCTCGGAGAAATGAAAATCGTAGATTTTAACAAGAGTGAATATGAGGAAGCTTTATCTTGGGCTGAGGCTTCCATAAATGAAATTCTTGAAGAAGAATGCTGGTTAGATAAAGTGTTCGTGCAATATGCCGCTAAAGACAAAAATATCAATAATTACAAGTGTGATGATTTCTTTTGTAACAACCTTTGTTCGGTACGGGCATTTTGTGAGCGTTCTAAAAGCTATACTGAAGAGGACAATTTTGATTTTCTTGAGGAGTGATTATGTTTGCTTATTGAAAAGGACAAAATTCATAAAGCAAAAGAGAAATTAGGAGAGAAGAATGCTTTTGAAATAGCTCAAATTTTAGAAGTTGAAAATTTTGATGAGAGTCGTTTGAGAGCATGTTGCCCTTTCCACGAGGAAGATACTCCAAGTTGGATTTACAATCCAAAAACATATAATTTCCATTGTTTCGGATGTGGTATATCGACTGACATTATTGATGCTTATATGATTAAAGGACATACATATTTGGAAGCAGTTCAGTATTTATTTGAAAAAGCAGGCATTAAATATGCGTTTGGAGAGATGGGTGTAAAGACTAAAACCCAGTACCGATACCCAAAACCTGTAGAATGTCACTCAAAGAACAAAATCGAAGAATACTTAGGTTTACGAAAAATATCACCAAGCACAATTGACTATTGCGATATTAGACAAGATTCTCATGAAAATATAGTGTTTAACTATTACGACACGAACGATGTGCTTACTTTGGTTAAATACCGACCAAGCCATAAGATAGACAAGAGCAAAGGCGAGGTAAAAACATGGTGTCAAAAAGACGCAGATACAAGTCCAATATTGTTCAATATGAACCGTGTTAATGTTGACAGTCCTTTACTAATATGTGAAGGAGAAATTGATTGTGCTTCAGCTATAGAAGCGGGATTCACTAATGCAGTTAGTGTCCCGCTTGGGGCTGGAAACTTTCATTGGATTGAACATAATTGGGACTGGTTAGAACAATTCACCGATATTATTGTATGTGCAGATAATGATGAAGCGGGACAAAAAATGATTAAAGAGGTTTCAAGTAGACTCGGAAACTGGCGAACAAAGATTGTACAGTTGCCCACAAAGGTAACAAAATCAGATGGCAGTCAAGCTTTTATTAGCGACCTCAATGAGACATTGTATTGGTTTGGGAAAGAATATGTGCTAAAACTTATACTGGACGCAAAAGATTCGCCTGTTGATAGCGTTATTGACTTTTCAGACATTGAAGATGTTGACCTTTCTCAAATTGACGGTATTTATACTGGCATTACAGAGTTAGACAATAAGCTAATGAAAATGTTTTATGGCACAGTTACGATTCTGACGGGTACTAATGGCAGTGGTAAATCATCTTTACTGTCACAGTTTATATGTCAATCACTTGACCAACAAAAGTCTGTTTGGTTGTATTCTAAAGAGCTTCCTAATTCGATGATGAAAAACTGGATTGATTTTATATTTGCAGGTAGACATAATATCGATCAGTTTCATGACAGTAAAGGAAGTGCATATTACAAAGTTAGTAAAAGTGCTCGTACTAAAATTGATGGATATTATAAAAACCGTCTTTATATTTATAAAGACGATTATGACAACTCAGTCGATAATATCAAAAAATCCATGGAGGATTGTGTTAGGAAGTATGGCTGTAAAATGCTCATATTGGATAATCTTACGGTCATCAATCTTGGAACTACCGACAACAATAAAAACGAAACACAAAACGCATTCATGTCTTGGTTGACCAAATTTGCAGCCACATTTCAAGTTGTTATTATTTTGGTTATTCATCCACGAAAAGGACAGCAAGTTACTCGCCTTTGTAAATATGATATTGGTGGTTCTGGAGGTATGTTAGATCTCGCTCATCGAAGTTTCTCGTTATATAGAGTGAAGCCCAATGAAAAGCAAACTGGCGACGAATTAGTTAAAAATTATGATGTTATATTGGATGTTTTGAAAGACAGGATGAGAGGACAGGAGAATTTATCAATTCCAATGTGGTATGATCCGCCATCTCGTAGATTTTACACCAACGAAATGGAGTTTGGAAAACAATACGCATGGGATAAGAATAAGTACACAGAGTCTATTCCTTTCCCGCATCCAAACGAGACAAGTGAAGTGTTCGGAAAGGAAGATTAATATTATCGACAATTATGTTGCTTACCATATACATACAGACTATTCTCTTAAAGACAGTGCTACCAATTACAAAGATTATGTTGATAAAGCAGTAGAGTTGGAACAGCATGCAATTGCATTTTCGGAACACGGCAATATACAAGGTTGGGTTAAGAAGAAAATGTATTGTGACTTAAAAGGTATTAAGTATATACATGCAGTTGAGTGTTACTTAACAAAAAATCATACAGACAAAATCCGAGACAATTATCATACAGTTCTTATTGCGAAAAACTATGAAGGCGTTAAGGAACTCAACCGGCTTATAAGTTTATCAAGAACTGACAAAAATCATTTTTATTATGTTGGCAGAATCTCGTTTGAAGAGTTCCTTTCGCTGTCTGACAACATTATCAAAACAAGTGCTTGTCTTGCTTCTCCTTTAAATAAATTACCTGTAGAAGATAAATGGTATGAACAATTAGTTAAAGGATATGATTATCTCGAAATTCAACCACACAATTGCAAAGAACAAATTGAATACAATAGGCATTTAGCATATCTGTCTGAGAAATATCATATTCCGCTAATAGCTGCAACAGATGCTCACTCAGTTAATTCTTACAAAGCAGAGTGTAGGCAAATAATCTTAGATGCTAAAAAACAACATTACGAAGGCGAAGACAAGATGGACTTAGTGTACAAGTCTTACGATGAATTAGTGAAAGCTTTCGCAACACAGGACGCAATACCGAGTTCTTTATACATAGAGGCTATTAACAACACCAATGTTATGGCAGATAGTGTCGAAGAGTTTATGCTTGATACATCGATTAAGTATCCTATTTTGTATGGCAGTGCTGAAAAAGACGAACAAAAATTTACTCCATTGGTATATCAAAAATATCAAGAGAAGCTTGACAATGGTGTTATTCCATTAGAAGAAAAGGATGGATTTGATAAAGCAATACCTGAAGAACTGAGAGTCTTTAAGAAAGTAGGTATGTCGGGTTTTATGCTTTCAATGAGCGAAATTCTCTCATATTTTAGAAATCAAGGGAAACCAATAGGGTTTTCAAGAGGTTCAGTTGGCGGTTCAAGAACAGCGTATGTTACCGATATTATTGATTTAAACCCTGAACAATGGGGCACAGTATTTTCTCGATTCTGTAATGAAGACAGAGTAGAAGTGGGAGATATTGATATTGATGTTGTAGAATCGGATAGACCAGAAATGTTTGAATATATTATAAACAAATTTGGTAAAACAAAAACAGCCAGAGTTCCTACATATTCGACACTGAAAGATTTGGCTGCTATTGATCTGATAGGACAAGCATTTCGATTTAATTGGGAATTAAGCCACCCAAAAACCGATTTTAGTGAGTGTGAATACTCTATTCAAAAAGTCAAAGAAATTAAACAATGCTTTAACACCGATCCTGATTTAGCAAGACAAAAGTATCCGAAATTGTTTTATTACTATGATGGCTTGTTAGGTGTTAAACATGCACAGTCGGTACATCCAGCGGGCATTGTTATTAGTCCAATTACTTTAGCTGACAATTACGGTGTGTTTGAGAAAGATGGATACTGTACTCTTCAGATTGATATGGATGAAATTCATGATGTAGGATTGACCAAGTATGATTTGCTTGTATTAAAGACAGTGCAAGTTATTAGTGAAACTTGCAAACTCGCTCATTTGCCTTATCCAAAATCTCACGAGATTGATTGGGATGATCAAAATGTATGGGAAAGTATGTTAGAAACCACAGGTTCTATTTTTCAGTTTGAGTCTCCATTTGCTATAGATTGTTTAAAAAAATATAAGCCTAAAAGTATTTTGGATATGGCAATAGTCACAGCTGCTATTAGACCATCAGGCTCTTCTTACAGAGAGGAACTATTTAAGCATATACATCATAAAAACCCATCAGAAGTTATAGATAAACTGCTTAACAAAAACAATGGATATTTAATATTCCAAGAGGATACAATTAAGTTTCTTCAAGAAATATGTGGGCTGTCGGGCAGTGAATCTGACAATGTGCGTAGAGCAATCGGACACAAAGATGAAAAGAGATTGGCTAAAGCATTACCGTCAATACTTGAAGGTTATTGTCATAAATCAAACTCTCCAAGAAATGTTGCAGAACTGGAAGCTAAAGAGTTCCTTCAGATTATTCAAGACAGTGCCAGTTATCAATTTGGCATGAATCATGCCATTGGATACTGTATGATTAGTTATTTGTGTGCTTATTATTACTACTATTATCCATATGAGTTTTGCACAGCATATTTAAACTGTGCAAAGAATGATGTACAAATACAGACGGGAGAAAAAGCTGCTAAAGCAAAAGATATTGAAATTACATTACCTAAATTCGGAATTTCGTTAGGAAACTATTATTTTAACAAAGACCTTCATGCAATTGCAAAAGGTATTGGTTCAGTTAAGTTTTTATCTGAAGAGGTTGCCACAGAACTTTTTAAAGTTTACAACCAACAACCGACCAGTTTTATAGATGTAATTCGTCTCTCTGACCAAGAGACTTCTGTGGGATTATCTAAAATAGAAATTTTAATTAAAATAGGTTTCTTCGACCACTACGGAGTTCAATCGAAACTATTGTACATACTTGCAACTTATCAATTCTTTAGAGCGTCTACCGGCAAGGGATTTCGCAAGACTATTAAGAAGTCCGTATTACAAACAGAGCATTTTGAATTGTACGACATAGTAAAAAATAATAGTACAGACTTAAAGAAAGATAACACTATTAAAGAATCCTTCACTATTCAAAACATAGATAACATACTAAATGGTATCGAAACTATTGCAAATCAAATGAATTTCAAGTCTTGGAATTATAAACGCATTATTCAAACACAGGAAGAATATTTGGGGTATATTGATTTAACCACACATAAAGCTGAAGACAGGCAGAAACTGCTCGTAAAGAATGTCTATCCTCTTAAAAACAAACAAACTAACGAGGAATTTGCAAAAAGAATTTCGTATCGTTCGGTTGGTACCGGAAAAGAAGGAAGTTTAACATTAAAACACTATCTTTTTGCATTATTGCCATTGAAACAATATGATGTAATTTATGTACCTTTAGACGGTATTTACAAAGATAAAAAGGGGTATTGGAATTTAACAAAATATAAATTGCTAAATTAAGAAAGGTGATTGAATGAGACAAAAAATTGAACTTGTTACACTTAAGGATGTGTCTGATTTTACAGAGGCTGTAAGTCAGATTGACGAAGAAGTAACTCTTATCGGTAAAGACGAAAACGGTAAAGATTGGTCTATCAGTGGTAAATCATTTCTTGCAAGTCTTGTTCTTGCAAACGGTGTCGAAAGAGCAAAAACTAAAGCAGCACATAATGTTGATTGGAATACTATTACTTGCGTGTGTGACAAGGATATTTACTCAGTAATTAGTAAGTGGGCAGTAGGCTCAGTTATGGAGTAAACTATGGAAAACAAAATACATAGAACAGTAATGTTACACATTCAGCTTCAGCGAGATGATTTTGACGATTTTCTTCACATAGCAGATGAATTAATGGGTGGCATTATTGAGGTGGCACAGGGTAAGGAAGTGTTGTCCGGCAAAAGTCTACTTGGATTAATGCTTATAGACACAAATAAGCCACAAACACTTATTATCAGAGGTTTTTTCACTGATGATTATGTGGATAAATTTAGAAAATGGGAAATTAAGGAAGGGTGATTATATCCGATTTGGCAAGAAGATAGCAAGTTTATGGGTAATGTTAGGTATGATGTGTGGTTTTTCGGCTTGTGGAGAATCAAACATCTCCACCCCTGACACTGCAACACGAGATACCGCCACTAAAGATACGGCAGTTAAATCAACAACGCAACCTACAACCGTGCAAGTCACAACAGAACCAACAACAGTAAAACCAACTGAGAAAACTAAAAAAGACAAGAAAATTAAAACAACCTCTTCTCCTACAGAACCGCCAACAGAAAAAGTTGAAGTTCAAGCAGAAACAAAAACTATTACAAAATCAAATAATACATATAACACATCGTCAAATGAAGTGGATTTGTTGGCAAGAGTAATTTATTGCGAAGCGGGTAATTGTAGCGAGTATTGTCAATGGCTGGTAGGTTCAACGGCAATGAATTTAGCTGACAGTAACGGCGGATTGAGAGCAGTAGCTTTTGATTATAATACATTCAATGTGGCAGGTATTCTTTACACGAGAGATCCGAGCGAGTTGTCTTATTCGGTTGCTCAAAGGATATTAAGTGGTGATAGAGATTATAATGTCAAAGCGTTCAGAATGAGTTATTATCATTCATTTGGAGCACCGTATGCAGTGGTAGATAATGTTTATTTCAGCAGTTACTAAAAGGAGGCAGTGATGGTTGTTAAATCAATTGTATTAGTTCTCGGAGCTTCAGGCTCTGGCAAGGATTACTTAGTAGACAAAGTTTGTAAGGAATATAATCGCAAAAAGGTTGTGTCTTATACGACAAGACCAAGAAGAGATAATGAATCTCCAAACTCACATATTTTTGTGACAGATGAGGAGTTTGATAAACTGACCAATATCGTGGCTTATACCGAATTTAATGGCTATAGATATTGTGCAACTCAACAGCAAATTGATGACGCTGATTTTTACATAATTGATCCGAGAGGATTTGAAGATTTCAAGAATAATTACAAAGGCGAGAAACTAATTGAATCTGTACTGATAGATTGCCCTGCTGTTGAAAGATTCTTGAGAATGAAGAAAAGGTATAAAGACAGCAAAACAGGAACTGTAAAAGCTATGGAGCGTATTATAAACGACCGTAAAGAGTTTAAAGATATTGAAGAAAAAGTTAACTATGTAATCTCAAATCGCACTGAGGAAGATGCTCAAAAATGTATGTTCTTTCTCAAAGCAATGCCAGAAGCTACAGAATGGGTGAACAAGTTTGTAGAATGGGAGGCAAAATATGATAAAGAGAAAATACAATGAAGTTAACAGAGGTGAATTAAATGATTGATTGTAGTAAGACGGTTAATTTTATAAAAGAAAGATGCAGGATGACTAATAATTGTCAAATCCGTTGTGCTAAGTGTCCTCTTAGTCAAAACAATGATGGTGCTGATCATATGGCTTGCTTTGATTTTGAGGAACAATACCCCAAAAAAGCAATCGAAGTTGTTCAGCGGTGGAGTGACGAACATCCACAGAAAACTTATCTTACGGATTTATTAGAGAAATATCCAAATATTCCTCTCGATAATAACGGTAAACCCGCCTATGTGTGTCCTCATGATTTAGGGCTGATGAGCGTAGAGGATTGCAAAAAAGATTCCAACAAATGTGTTGAATGTTGGAAACAGCCTATTGAGGATGGGGAAAGTAAATGAGGAAGTATGAAGCAGTTTGTAGTTCCGATGTACTTGATGCAGTTGCAAACGGTGAAAGAATTTTATTAATTGACAGATTAATGGAAAGTATTAACAGTTTAGACGAAATAAGCACAAGAGATTTAGCGATTGCAATAAAAGCTGAAAACAAAGATAACAGATATGAGTTTTACAAGGATGTGAAAGTAAATGAGAATCTATCAGTGTGATGGTTGTTACAAAATTATCGAAAATCCGTACATAGTTAAAATGAGGGAATTTTATATTGATAATACACATTCTATTCAGGATGAAAATCCCATTGAAAGCAAGAGGAAAATTAGAATACATCTATGTGACGAGTGCTATAAAAGGCTTATGTCTTATTGGCGAATTATTGCCAAAAGAGGGAGTGTGAAAGACAATGATTGAATTAAAAATTGAGCCTAACAAAGTAATCGTGCATGATACACAAGAAGTTAAACACGGAAAGTGGAAATTTGAAAAAGATATTTGTGGTTGTGCTTGGTTTACTTGCACAAACTGCCATAAGTATATCATTATGACAAAACATAGATTATACCCATATTGCCCCTACTGCGGTACAAAAATGGATAAGGAATGGTATAGAATGAAATATTATTATAAACTAATTAACAATGAGACAAATGAAATAGAGAGTTATATAGAAAGTCCTGTGTATATAATTCCTGAAAACCTTTGTGATGTACTTGAACTTAGTACATATCACGCTGTAAACTGCACAAAACAGGAATACGACGAAGAGGCGTATGATGAAAATACCTGAACTAAAAATTAAGACTTGTCCGAGTTGCGGTGCAAAAACAGATAAGAAGTAAACGAAAGGAATGGGGAAGATGAATGACGGTTTCTGAATTGTACCATTTGTTACAGTATTTGGTGGCTGATGGAAAAGGCGATTATCAGGTTACTTGTGAAGCTTTTACTGTTGGTACTGACGATGAAATCGAAATAGATAATAACAATAAAGAGATTTCATTTTGAAAGGTGGTGATGTATATGCTTGTAAACAGCAACACTGATAAATAAAGTTAGGAGGAATTGAATGAAGAAATTTGAAAAAACAGTGTATGTCAGCCACAAATACGGTGGTGACAAAAACAATCTCAAAGAGGTTGAAGAAATCATTAGAACGCAGCAAAAGAAACATCCGAATTATATGTTTATTTCACCGTTACATATGTTTAGCTTTCTGTACAACGATATGTCTTATGAAGATGGGCTTGAACTTTGTCTGTATCAGCTTACCGAGTGTGACGAAATATGGGTGACAGGCGAAAAATGGTACGATTCAACAGGTGTTATCAAGGAAATTGAGTACGCAAACGCACATAAAATTGATGTTTTATTCGTAAAAAACGCAGAAGATAATCCACACAAAGTTGAAGGTTATGATTATGTCAAAGGTTTGATTGATGGAATAAAGGCGAACAAAGTTAGTAGTGATAAGACATCTGTACTAACAGCACCAGTTATACATAAATATGATAATACATGCGAGAACATTAAAAGTGCATACATAAATGAGGACAATATTATTCGTACATATATAGTTCATAATGTTGATTCTCTTGTAAGGAATTTTATGAATATATGTGGTGTACAGATTCTTACCAAATGTCCTTTCTGCAAATCTGTAAATAAAATCACACTTAAGAATAAAAGTCCAGTAAGCATACCTTGTAACAATTGTCATAACCTGCTTAATTTTAGTCATCTTACATATGGTGATATTCTCAGGAAGAATGGGTGACAGGTATGAAAGTAATTAAACGAGATGGTCGAGAAGTTGATTTTGACCGCAATAAGATTATTTCTGCAATTGGGAAAGCAAATAGTGAATCCCGCACAAACTATGAAAAAACATTGTCTGATGATGAAATTAAAAATATTGCTACAAGAATTTATGACAAGCTCAGACGAAGTAAGAGAATTTACTCAGTTGAAGATATACAGGACTTAATTGAAGAATACATAGATAAATACGGCTGTTTTTCTTTGGCAAAAAGATACACGCTTTACCGATACAAGCAGAGTTTAATCCGTAAGAAGAATACTACTGATGATGCAATCCTCTCGTTGATTGATTTAAGTAATGAGAACATCAAACAGGAAAACTCAAATAAAAATCCCACCATCATTCCTACACAGCGTGACTATATGGCAGGTGAGGTCAGTAAGGACTTGACTGATAGGGTTTTACTTCCCCAAGATATAGTTGAGGCTGACAGAGAAGGAATTATTCATTTCCACGACAAGGATTATTTTGCACAGCATACTTATAATTGCTGCTTATGTAATCTTGATGATATGCTCCAGAACGGAACGGTTATCAGTGGCACTATGATTGAGAAACCACACAGTTTTTCAACGGCTTGCACAATTGCAACACAGATTATTGCTCAAGTTGCCAGCAGCCAATATGGTGGACAGAGTATCAGTCTTACTGCTCTCGCACCGTTTGTGGATATTAGCCGACAGCACATTAAAGACGAGTTGAGAAGAGAGTGGAATCAGTGCGGATTTGAAACTGATGAAAATAAGATTGCCGAGATAGCCGAAGAAAGACTTCGGAAGGAAATCAACAAAGGTGTTCAGACAATCCAATATCAAGTAGAAACACTTTTAACAACTAATGGACAAGCTCCTTTCATCACAGTGTTTATGTATCTTAATGAAGCTAACAATGAGCAAGAGAAACATGACCTCGCTATGATTATTGAAGAAACACTTAATCAAAGGTATGAAGGTGTAAAAAATGAAAAGGGTGTATGGATTACACCTGCGTTTCCGAAGCTTATTTATGTGCTTGAAGAGGACAACATTACAAAGGATAGCAAGTATTGGTATTTAACAAAATTAGCTGCAAAGTGCTCAGCTAAAAGGCTTGTTCCAGATTACATTTCAGAAAAGGTGATGAAAAAGCTAAAAGAAGGAAATTGTTTCCCTTCGATGGGTTAAACGGCTCATCTAAAACTCCGTGAACATAAATCAAAATGGTGTACATTACACGAATAGGAACTGTAGGAAATGACAGCTAAGTAGTGTGCTAACAGGGGACTTTCGGGGTGAAACTTAGACTTGAACTATCCTGTGCCAAGACGCATATGCGTAAGGTCAAGAGACTATCGAAAGCATAGCACAAATAGCTTTGTGTGATGAAGTGAGTAGAGTACATCTGAACAATGATACAGATGGAAGTGCGGAGTGAGCGAGTTAGCAAAATAACTCCCAAAGATATAGTCCAGACTGTTGATACCGAACAGTTAGTGTAGAAGCTTTTTATCACCGTACAAAGAAAATGGTGAATACAAATTTTATGGCAGATTCAATAAAGGTGTAGTTACAATTAATCTTGTTGATGTAGCCTTATCGTCAGGTAAAGACAAAGAGAAGTTTTGGAAGATTTTTGATGAGAGATTGGAGTTGTGTCATAAAGCCCTCTTGTGCAGATATGAGAGGTTGAAAGGAACAGTGTCGGATGTGGCTCCGATTATTTGGCAACACGGTGCATTAGCAAGACTTCAGAAAGGTGAAACCATTGATAAATTACTTGTTGGTGGTTATTCGTCAATATCACTTGGTTATGCAGGATTGTATGAGTGTGTAAAGTATATGACAGGTAAATCTCATACAGATCCGGAAGTAACACCGTTCGCACTTGACATTATGAGATATATGAACAAAAAGTGTGATGATTGGAATGAGCAACTTGATTTAGGTTTTTCGTTGTATGGTTCTCCAATCGAAAGCACAACTTACAAGTTTGCAAAATGTTTACAGCGAAGATTTGGCATTATCGAAGGTATTACAGATAAGAACTACATTACAAATAGCTATCATGTAAATGTCAGAGAGCCTATTGATGCCTTTGCAAAACTGAAACTTGAATCACAGTTTCAGGCATTAAGTTTGGGTGGTGCAATTAGTTATATCGAAACTTCTAATTTGCAAAATAACACAGAAGCTGTCCTGTCTGTTATGCAATTCATCTACAACAATATCATGTATGCTGAACTCAACACTAAAAGTGATTACTGTCAAGCGTGCGGATATGACGGAGAGATTGATGTAATAGAAAATGAAAACGGTAAACTTATTTGGAAGTGTCCAAACTGTGGCAACACAGATGAAAGCAAATTGAACATCTGTCGGAGAACTTGTGGATTGAGTATAAGTCCACTTTAAACCGAATAAACTGCGGGAAAGTCCCCATAACCTTAATGGCTACAACATAGCTGGAAACGGCAAGTGTGAATGCGGTATAGGATTAAATCTGTCAGTCCGATAGGATAGAAACCATAAAAATATTAAGCAAGGGATTACCGAGTGTGCAAGTCGCTCTTACGCAACGAAACTCCTTAACAGGTAATGCTGATGGAGGACGCTCAACGACTATAATTTCGGGGAATTGTTTCTTTCTTATATGAAAAGGGAAAAGGAGAGTATAGTAAATAATAAAAGAAATCAATGATTATACGGGGTATTTTATTTCCGATACTGGAGAAGTATTTTGCAATTTAGGAAGAGGAAATCGAAATAGAGGAAAAATTATTCCTTTGTATAAGCTAAAACCTCGCATGACAACGAATGGATATGCTCGCATTTGTGCCAGACAAAATTCTACTGGTAAAAGAAAAGATTTATATATTCATCGACTCGTGGCAGAGAATTTTATCCCAAATCCTCATCATAAACAATATGTTAATCACAAAAACACTATTCGTAATGATAATCGAGTAGAAAACCTCGAATGGTGTACAGCAAAAGAAAACACTGAATATACATTACAAGTCAATCATGTTATAAGAAACCCTGACAACGGACAATATATCAGTAATTATACATACAAAGCATAAATTAAGTTGAAGAAACAATGAGATTGTATAGTCTACTCCCCTAATAAATATCGGGAAACCGAGGGTATAAAAGGATATAGGAACTAACTTCTGGAATCAAGGAAGAACACAAGAGATCAAAGAAAGATATGTACATTTAGGTGGCAACGAGTGAATTATATAAAAATCACTAAACACGATATTGCCAATGGAGTTGGAGTCAGAGTTGTACTATGGGTGAGCGGTTGTACCGTTCATTGTTATAACTGTCAAAATCCTTCGACTTGGGATTTTACAGCCGGACAACCATTTACTAATGACACTATGACTGAATTACTTGAAGCGTTAAGTCCTGATTATATATCGGGGCTAACGCTCTCAGGTGGACACCCATTAGAGCAAGCAAATCAACAACAAATATCTAATATTGTAAAAACGGTCAAGACCAAACTACCAAGCAAAACAATATGGCTATATACAGGTTATACATACGAACAGATATTGAAATCTAAGTTTATTGTGAACGAAATCTTGCCTTATATAGACATCCTTGTTGACGGTGAATATGATGAGTCGCAAAGAGATATTTCTCTTGCTTGGTGTGGCTCATTAAACCAAAGAGTAATCAAAGTTCAAGAAAGTTTGAAATCAAGACAAATAGTAGCACTATAAGGAGATGGTATTTTAGAATATGGCTACCGCAAATGATTTTCCTATCTCTAAGGAAAATATAAGAAAGTTTTGTGATGTAACAATTGCTCTTAGACATCATTTAGAAGCATTACAACTTTACTCAGAAAGATATCGTGAGTTTAAATCACAATTCAATTCATATTATGGACAAATTGACGATTTATTACATCAAATTTCTTTAGAAAATACAACTGATAGTCAAAAAGCGATCTTGATTGATAAATTGTGTGAAGTAAAGGCGGAGCAAGCAATAATAAAAGATTTTATGGAAGTATTTACTCCTATAAAGGAATGGTATTCTATTCATCATTGTGAACTTGATAGTTTTAAATCAGTAGTCGATAAAATAATAAAAATCAGAGAAAAACAATCTAAAAGGCACTATGTCCAAAGAACTAATGTTGTTAATGAGACATTAGGGAGAGAGTCACAAATTATTAAAGGAGATGACGAAAATCAAAACAGCTAAAGAGTTAGAAGATGCAATCAACTTTTTCGTACAAACAACAGAAGATTATCAAAACAATACTGAAAACGAATCATTACACGACTACGAAACGCAAGATATCTTACATAAGCTTGAACTTGAAGATGTGTCGTATCACGACACTGCCAAACTTGGAAAAGCTCTAATGAAAGTTAGAGAGAACCGCAGGAAAGCAAAAGATAGTGTGGAACTTAACGCTCCATTAGCAGAATGGATTCAGTCACATTCTGATGTGTTGAAATCATTACAGAAAGTTCTTGGAGAGATCAGAAAAATTGAGGACAAACAGCGTAGAAGAATGTATGTCCCAAGAACGAAGATTGTTGAGGAGGTAATTCATTGATTAATACCAGTTGGGCATTTACAGAAAATGCCGATGCGCTCGCAAAAGAAAATATAGAAATACATAAGCAGCTTGCTCCAAAAGCAAAACAAATATGGAAGAATTTTCACACCCAAAAATACGATATAACTCAAGACGATATGGAAAACTATATGTGTTATACATCGCAAGGCTACGGCTACGGCAATGTCACTTATAAAGTTTTGAGTAATCCGTTTAACTTTACAGAAGATGAACAGGCTTTGATTTGCGATGGTGGCAATCTTTGTTTCGGCTATCGTAAATTGGGCAACTTAATTACGATTTATACAGATTAAATTGTTTCAATTAAACAAATGTTTGTTGAAATGAAAAGGAGAACGATAAATGATTCATTTTGTGAGCAGAAAACAGATTGACGCCATCATTAAAGAGTGTCAAAAGTTAGATGAGTTAATGGCACTTGTCGTAATGCAAGAAGATGGAAGTGGTTTTACTGTTGTGTGTGATCATATTGTATCGCATTGTGATGATTTGATTTACACACACATAACAAAAGAATATGCTTCGTTTGTATTTAGCAATAATAGTAAGATTGAGGTGGTTACAGACAAATATAAAGGTAAAGGTAAGAAATACAATAGTATGATTATAGACAAAAACATTGACTCGGAGCTTATTAAAACCTTCTGTGCTTCGTTCAACCTATCTTACAAAGAAAAAATGGAATTAAGAAGGAGAATGATAAATGTATATTGTACAAGTAAGACACATACAGGATAAAAACGCAAAAAGATATACATACAAAGTCCCAGATAATGAATCTCTTAATAAAGGAGATATGGTTCTAACACGAAATGTTAATGGAAAAGAGAGTGTTGCAATTTGTGTTACAGATAGCGAAAACCTTTCGACTAATGCCATTGATATGATTATGTGTGGTGCTGAAGTGCTGAGTGAAGTTATTGGAATATATAAAATTCATAAGTTTAAAACTGAATCCGAAATAGATTTGAAAAATACCGCAAATGAATACACACAAGCAATAGCAAAATATCATACAGCAACAATTCCAGAGGTGTAAAAATGGCAGATAAAACACGAGTTTTAAAAAAATAGGAGTGATGCTATTGATTGAGATTTACAGAAAAGGACGACTCAACACCGATATTAAAGATTTTTCATGTAAATATTGTGGCTGTGGCTTTACAGCTACGAAAGAAGATTACGAGATTCATTATTATCCTGTAGATAGTAAATTTTTCTTTTGTGCGAAATGTCCATGTTGCTGCCAAGATGTAATAACGGAGGAATTTTAGATGATAAGCAACCCAAAACACGGTTGGTGCAACATCAAGATAGGTAATTGGAGTGGCAAACTCAGTTATATAGACGATGTACCGATGATATTGCTAAATGCACTTAGAGAACCTACTTCAAGAGTTCATTTTTGATACCGAAGGTGGAGACATATACATATTCTTTACCAAAGGAACGACCTATGTAGTAGACGATAGTAAAGGTACAGGTGAACCTAACTTATATGTTGAGAACATAAATCGTGTAGAGAACGCTTATAGTTTGTATGTTGATATTGTAAACCATATTAAAGAATGGTCAGAATGGCGTCAGGATTTTGACGAAGAAAATCCAGATAAGATAGCTGAATTATTGTCAAACGCAGATAGTTTATATAATAGTATTTTTTACAAACACAAGGAGGAATAATCATTATGACAACTGTAATAAAACAACAGATTGATGAATTACTTGCAAAATCAGAAATCAAGGTTGAAACCGTATTTGACAAAGTAACTGTTGTAGGCTGTAAACTGCCAAATGGTTTTGTAATAGTAGAGGCAAGCGGAGCGGTTGACCCGAAAAATTATGACGAGCAGATTGGTAAAAAAAATTGTATGGAAAGGATAGAAAATAAATTATGGGAGCTTGAAGGTTATGCTCTCGCAAAGAAACTTTACGAACGCAACGAAGGTTGCTAAGTTCGGACAGAATGAGGATATAGTATGAGAATAATTAAAAATGGCAACCCAAAAATGAGGGTAATTTCTAACGACACACCAGAGAAAATATGTTGTGATAAATGCGGTTGTGTATTTGAGTATTCTGAATGGGATATACATTGTACAGACACCGAAGCCACAATGTATATTGATTACTCTGAACATATTTACTGTCCTTGGTGTAATGAATATATTGTGCTATTATCAACTAATTAAAAGAAAGATTTTAATATGTTGCAAATGCAACGGAATGGTGGAAAATTGAATGAGTGATTTAGAAACAACAATTAATTTTCTTCAAGAAGATAAAACAATGACTGTGTTTACTTCTCAAAGAAAATGGCTAAATAAACTTTTTAAATATGCAAACGAGAAAGACAGTAATGTAATTATTACACATAAAAATGCAGATGGTTCTGCAATGTTTGAAATTCCTATTAGCTGGTTAAAGATTTCACCACCACGAAAACATAAAATGTCAGACAAAAGAAAAAAAGAGTTAGCAGAGCAACTTGCTAAAGCAAGAGAGACAAGAAATAATAAAATCAACGGGGTAGGTCATAATGACACACAAGAGACTTAGAAAGCTTTTACAAGCAACAGGTATACAAAGAAACAATGTAGAAGATGTTATTCGCAAATACCGAGAAGATTATTTTTATACAACAAATGAAGATGTTTACAATCGCTATTGTGTGCGTGAACTGTTTAGTGTGGTAGTTGAATTTGCAAACAGGAGCGAATGAAATGATTCAAATTATTAGACAAGGTAATTTAAAAGAACCTGTATTTAGATTTGTTTGTCGCAATTGCGGGTGTGTATTTGAAGCCGACAGAGAAAGCTATAAACAATGTTTTACATCATATAATACATTTATTTTTTCGGCAAATTGTCCTTGTTGTAAAACTAATGTGAGCTATGAAGAATCATTGTAACAGATAGGAGATATATGACACAGAAGGAGTATGACAATGATAATAATGGAAAGGAGTATTAAATGATTCAAGTTCTCAAAGAAGGCGATCTTAAATCACCAGTAATTAGATTTAATTGTCTTAGATGTAAGTGTGTTTTTGACGCAGATAAGGATGACTACAAACTGATAGCAACTTCAGGTGACTTAGCATATATAACAAATTGTCCGCATTGTCACAAAAGAGTGGCTCATATGATGATAAAAGATAGGAGATATATATGATTTACTATTTAACTGATAGAACTCTTGCAAGAGCAATTGAGCGTTGCAGTAACGAAAATTATAACTACCTTATTGTCCTTAAAGATAACAGCAATTTTGACGAAATTGCTGTTTCGATTCTCGAACAGGCGATTATGAGCGATACATACTTAAGTACTTCGTCATATTTAACCTATGACCGTATTTCCTTTAGAACAGGCACAATCACCATCTATAAAGATTCGTTAATTACAAACGATTTTAAGGGCGTTTATGATGAGATACTCGTTGACGAATGGGTAGAAGATAGTAAATGGGAAATCCTTGCCAAGCATACAAACAGTCACGGTTCATATAAAGAGAAGTATAAGTCAAAGGAGGAACTTAGTTTTGCATAAAAACATTGATTATGAGTCCTTACTTAGTTTTGCACAGGACAACCCTAACGCCGGCATATCACTGACAATATCAGAGAATGAATTTGACCAAGTAATTGAGACTATTATATCGGCATTGATTACCAACGAAACACCACCAACACAATTAGTTAGTTATCTGGAATATCGAACTCATCATATCTACATTGAATTTGACAACGAAGCAACGCTTGAAATAAACACAATTGAGGGGTGATATGAAAATGAAAAGAAAGCCTATCCCTAAACCAGTAAGATTTAAAGTATATGAGAAATACAACGGACATTGTGCATATTGTGGTTGTGAACTTGAACTAAAGGATATGCAAGTTGACCATATTGAAAGTGTTTATTGGTATAACGGTGCAAATGATATTGAAAACTACAATCCTGCTTGCAGAATGTGTAATTTTTATAAATCAACAATGCCTATTGAAGATTTTAGAGGGCAGTTAGGCAAGCTAACTTCAAGACTCGAAAAGACTTTTATTTATCGTTTAGCGAAAAAATATGGTTTAATTCAGGAAGTTGAAAAGCCTGTGAAATTTTATTTTGAAGAGGAGAATAACCAATGAATGACTATAAAACCAGACTTTTATCTGAGTACAAAGAACTCGTAGATAGAATTAGTAAGCTGAGGGTGTTTCTTAATAAATGGGACAACGGACAACTTTCGTTTGTCCCAAAGCCCTCAAGGACAATCTATTCAAGACAACTCGAAGCAATGTGTACTTACAAGATGTGTCTTGAAAGTAGAATGCTGACAGACAAAATATCTTTTAAGGAGGTTGAAAATGTTGAAATTTAGACCATACATAACGGTTATTGGAGAAAATGGCTTAACAGTAGATTTTGAGTTGTCACAACTCAGCACCTTTATGGCAAACAATATTGACATTGATAATGGGTTAATTTGGTGTAATGAAGTTTATATTGAAACTAAAGCGATTGATTTATCAGTTCTCGAACGCAGAAGTTCTCGTTTTAAGTTATTTGCTAACACTGTTACACAGATTATTCTTCATCCTTATAGAGCAAAAAGCAAATCTCTAATCTTACATTTAGACACTGATGCCAAAGTTATACATAATAAAGACACGAACACAATTATTATTTCAAACTTATCAGATACAGAGGAGGTGGAGAATGGGTAAAATCACAATCTTACCAGAAACCACAATTGATCCAATCTCTCTTATAGGTAGAAGAGCTGGTATATGTCAGGGTAGAGATATCACAGATAAAGATAAAAACTACAAGCGTGGTCTTGAATGTATTGAATCTAATCACGGTAGAGTATTTGAGTTTGTCAATGTTGAAACAATTATTGAAGGATACTCTGCCAGAGTAATTAGAGAATGGTACACACACATTGGTGGCAGTCCTACACGACTTCAAAGCAGCACAAGATATGTCAACTACGATAACTTTGAATACATAATTCCAAAAACAGTACAGACTGAAGAACAGAAAACTTGGTATAACAACGCTATTGACACTATCAGCCAAACACTTAAGAATCTTGAAGAAAGTGGTGTCAAAAGAGAGGATGCTGCAATGTTACTCCCGTTGGGTATGACTACTAAAATTGTAGATAAGCGAAATGTTAGAAGTGTTATCAGTATGGCAGAACAGAGAATGTGTTCGAGAGCGTATTGGGAGTATAGAGAACTCTTTAACGAATACATAAAGCAGTTAAAACTCTATTCAAAAGAGTGGGCAACACTAATTCCTATGGTTATGAAACCGAAATGCGATGTGCTTGGATATTGCCCTGAGAAATACAGTTGTGGAAGAAAACCGAGAAAGGATTGATTATTATACAGCAAAAACATTATTTAGATATTGAGAGACTTAAACCTAATTATTTAGATGCGTTTTCGGAAGGTGATGAAATTGTAATTCAAGAGAAAATTGATGGAGCGAACTTTTCAATTCGTTACGATGCCGAAAGTGATAACATTAAAGCATTTAGTCGTAGAAAGGAATTGAACGAAACCAACACTCTAAGAGGGGCTTGGAATTGGTCTCAAACACTTGACAAAGAATTAATTAAAACGGTATTGGGGAGTAATCTTATATTGTTTATGGAGTGGCTTGTACCCCATACTGTAAAATATCCTGACAACAAATACCATAAAGCATATTGTTATGATGTATATGATACCAACACACAACAGTATTTAAAACAAACAGAAACAGAAAAAATTGTAAAAGAACTTAATCTCACATTTGTTCCTGTCTTTTACAGAGGTAGGTTTACGAGTTGGGACGATGTGAAATCTTATATCGGTAAAACACAAATGGGTGGCGAATACGGAGAAGGTGTAGTTGTAAAAAACCAAACAACTTTAAATAATCCAAACACAAGATTGCCGTTTTATGTGAAGCTTGTATGTGAACAGTTTTGTGAAACGAAAGGACACAAACAAAGTCATATGGTTGACACAGACGCATTAGCCAAAAAAGCGGAGAATCAGCGTTTAGTAAGCACGGTTGTTACTAAAGCAAGAGTTCGTAAACTTATACATAAAATGGTTGATAATGGAGTTATACCTGAAAATTGGAGCAATACAGAAATGGGAATAATTGCTAAAAATATTGGAAAAGACATTTATTATGATTGCCTTAAAGAAGAAAAAGATGTTGTTGAAATGGTTGGTCACGACTTTGGTAAATTCGCTCACAGTTCCGCAATGAGATTAGCAAGAGAAATTCTGTCAGAAAGAGAGCTCAACATTTAATAGCAATCAATGAAACGATGGAAATTAAAACTAAAAGATAAAGAGTATGAACCAATCGTGTATGCCAAAACCGAAACGGATGCAATAACTTGTTTTAAAGATGAAGTCGTTGAAAGTGTAACACTTTATGAGAATAGGGACTACTTATCGTATATTAACAAAATGCTGAAAAATGCAATGTTAGAAGGCATTCAACATCGAAACAATAATTGTGATCGTGAGTGGTACAAAACAGATACAGCATATGGGGTTTGAGATTCCGTTTGATTAAAGACTGTAATGATAACAGTTATTTTGACTATACCGACTATCAGTTCGTTTCTAATGATTGTAAAGTGTTACCTTGTACATATGAAATATCAACACCGCAGAAAGTTTGTAAAAAATACTTTTCCGACTCGCCTTATTGCGAAATTTATTCATATAGGTTATACGGAGAACCGAAACTTGTTAAGCCAGCAGAATTAAAAGGTATTAAACCAAGTTTTATTGTTGACTTTATACCGAATAAATGCAAGTGTCATTGTTTTATAAAGGACAATGACTTATGGATAAAGCATAGGGATTTCTTTTCTAAATCGCATAGACCTACCCCTAAAGACATGGGTACACCGCTTACATACAGATTACAGAAATATTTTAATTGCGACAAAAATTACTTAGATAAATTTATGTATCCTGACAGTTGGGGAAGTATTGTGTTAAGAAATGAAGCTTGGATTGTGTTTCACAATATAAAGAATTTTGTGTTGGTCGATAAAATACCACCAGTTGTTTTTGTTGAAGATATGTTTTTAAACACTTACTTGATGAAGAAGTCAAACATATGCAATTTATCAAACGAATGGGATAGATTTTTTGAAAACACATTGAAAACTTATGTTAAATATTTAAAAGGAGAGATTATTTGAAAGATTGGACAGGAAATAGTAAAAGCATTTATACAACATTAGGTGCTTCTAACCATACAGACAAAGTAAGAGAAACAAATGATTATTATGCCACAGAACCTAAAGCTGCTGAACTTCTACTTGAAGTAGAAGATTTTGCTCCTGACATTTGGGAATGTGCTTGTGGAGAATGCCATTTGTCTAAAGTATTTGAGGCTCACGGTTATAATGTTAAGTCAACAGATTTAATTTATCGTGACGGAGGAATGTCAGAAACATTCGATTTTTTAACAGAATCAAAACCTAATTCGTGGAACGGTAGTATTATTACAAACCCACCTTATAAATACGGTTATGAATTTGTAGAAAAAGCGTTAGATACAGTCACAGAAGGTAACAAAGTGGCAATGTTTCTTAAACTGCAATTTCTTGAGGGCAAAAAACGAAGAAAATTATTTGATAACACCCCGCCACAGACAATCTATGTATCAAGTTCAAGACTTTTATGTGCTAAAAATGGAGAATTTGATAAAATGCGAGCAGATGGTGGTAGTGCCGTAGCTTATGCTTGGTATGTGTGGCAAAAGGGATATAAAGAAAACACAATTGTTAAATGGATTAATTGAGGTGAAGCTATGGATGATAGTTTAGTGTTTTATGTGGTCTGTGCATATGTCTACATATTTGGTTTAACACTTAACGCAATGATGTGCAATCATATACGAAAGAATCCAAATACAAATACAACAAAATTACAAAACATCCAAAACTTTATAGTGCCGATTATGTGGTACTCTTTAATTATAACATTCGCAAGACTATGTGGTCAAATTATCAGTAAAATTTAAGGAGCAAATATAATATGAAATACATTAAAAAATCAATACCGATTGAAGCCTTTCAGTATAAAGGCGATTTTATTGAAAATGGGGAATATTGTATTCCTGAATGGGCGGTTAAAGCGTATGAAGACGGCTTGCTTTATTATAAGGATGAAGGAAATTTATATATCCATACGCTTGACGGTGAAATGAAATGCAGTTTTAACAGCTACATAGTTCAGGGTGTAAGAGGTGAGATTTATCCTTGTAGACAGAACATTTTTGAGAAAAGATATATGAAGGTGGAAGAATGAAGAAAAGAATACTTGCTTGTGTTGTGATTATTGTTATGATTTCGGTATTATTTAGTGGTTGTGTATCTATCAAAGCATCAATTAAAACCAGCGATATGTTTGAATACATAGGGTATAGTTCAGAAGCCAACTCTGAAATTGTCTATGATACAGAAACTAAAGTTATGTACGCTGTTCTTAGTAACAGATCTATGACTTTGCTCGTTGACGAAAATGGCAAGCCAAAACTTTGGAAAGAATAAAATTTAGGTTTTAAAAGGAGAACAAACAAATGGAAAGATTTATTATGCCAAGAGGAACAGGAAAGACATATCAGTTAATTTTAAAAAGTGCTGAAACAAACCAGCCAATTCTTGTACATAACGATGTACTAAAGAAATATGTACAAGGAATTGCGAATAACCACAAAATCGAAATTCCCACCCCAATTTCAGTAGGTGATATCTTATGTGGTAAGTGCAGAGGCAGACATTATAATGGGGTGTTGGTTGATGAATTAGACGCAGTTATGAGACAGTTTGTATCATACTTTTTGTCAGCTCCTATGACTGGATATGCAATGAGTATTGATAACTAAAGGAGTGTTCGATGTTTTACATTACTGGTGATTTACATGGTGAATATGACATACACAAACTGAGTTCTAAACGATTTCCAATGGGTAACAATCTAACACGAGATGATTACCTAATTATTTGTGGTGACTTTGGTTTAGTATGGAACAATGGAAATTCTGAAGTGTATTGGCGAGATTGGCTTAATAACAAACCGTGGACAACCTTGTTTGTAGATGGAAACCACGAAAATTTCCCCTTGCTGAGTCGTTACCCTATAACTAAAAAGTGGGGTGGAAAGGTACATCAGATTGAAGATAATATTTATCATCTAATGCGGGGACAAGTGTTTGAAATTAACGGCAAAACATTTTTTACAATGGGCGGTGCATTGAGCCACGATATACAGTATCGCACAAAGAATGTTGACTGGTGGGAAGAAGAACTACCCAATGAAGCTGAAATGCAGGAAGGGTTGGCAAATCTTGATAAGCACAACTGGAAGGTAGATTGTGTAATTACGCACTGTGCTCCAACCGAATTTATCGTCAGTTGTATCAATATGGGGTACAGTCCGGACACTTTAACCGAATACCTACAGCACATCGATGACAAGTTGGATTATGAGCATTGGTATATGGGACATTATCACCTTGATGTTACATTTGGTTCGGATTCAGAAAAGCAAAAGCATATTTTGTATAACTATGTGGATATGATTGATTAATATAGAAAGGACGACAAATATATGGGAATGATATTTTTTCTTATATCGCTTTATTTACTCAACGCAAATGGTGTTGTAGTGCCTAACGGATGTTTTATTGCAGTATGGGGTTTCACAATTTTTAGTTCGCTACTCAGTATAATATCTGCAATTGTCAAAGCGTTTAGCGATAAAAAATAATTAAGGAGAGTTAAATATGGAAATTAAAATTAAATATTTTACAGACATTGAAAAGATTAAGCAAATTCCGAACGGAGATTGGGTTGATTTAAGGTCAGCCAAAGATGTCACACTCAAAAAGGGTGAGTTTACTATTATTCCACTCGGAGTAGGAATGAAGTTGCCGTTTGGCTATGAAGCTCACATTGTACCAAGAAGTAGCACTTACAAAAATTATGGCATTATTCAAACAAATCACATGGGTGTAATTGATAATTCTTATTCGGGTAATAACGACCAATGGGGTATGCCCGTAATTGCAATGAGAGATACAACCATACATAAAAACGATAGAATTTGTCAGTTTCGCATCACACAGAAACAGCCTGATTTTGAGTTTACAGAAGTAGAATGTCTTGACACAAAAAGCCGTGGTGGCTTTGGCTCAACAGGCAAGCAGTAAGGAGGAATAACTGTGATTACATATAATGATTTTGAAAGATATCTTGCCAAAATTCAAAGAATCCATGAACTTGAAGATAAGATTTTGAATCTTGGTGACGAGTATAGTGATTTGGTTTTAGAGTATGTGTCGCCATTTGCATATCATGGTGTAACTATGGAAGATGAACTTATTGACTGTCTCGAAAAAGGTTTAAACCTTAAGCCTGATGAATACGGTGATACTTGGATATCGTATTGGGTTTGGGAAACAGACTGCGGTCAAAGAAATACAATTGTAGAAATTGACAATAAAGAAGTGAATATCGCTGAAATTGCTAACTTATGGAAAGTTATCGAATGGGAGATTCAGAATAATTGGAATGCCTTTGTGGATAAATTTAACGCAATCCCTTCGGTGAGTCATTTTTATGCAGAAGAGATGGAAAAAGTTAATTTAGCCCACAACAAAAAGCCAGAATAATATAGAGCGAATAGGAGATATGTATATGCAGAAAAAAACGAAAAAGAAATTAAATATAAAGCTTGGTTTGATTATTGTTGCTATTATTGTAGCTGTTGGCATAATGTGTGTGTTTGGCTTGAATAGCGTTAAAAACACAGCAATCTCGTATGAGGAACAAATCAGCACAGCTCAATCAGACATCAAAGTACAAGAGAAGCGTAGAGCAGACCTTATTCCTAATTTGGTGGACTGTGTTAAGCAATACGATCAGCATGAGTACAATACGCTAATGGATGTAATTAAAGCAAGAGGAGTTACATCCGATAGTAGTGTCGACGAAATTCAAACTATGATTTCAGCTATCGCTGAGAATTATCCTGAACTTAAAAGCAATGAAAACTACAACGACTTAATGGCAGAATTGTCAACCACCGAAAACTTAATAGCGAATTATCGCAGTAATTATAATAAGTTTGTTAAAAGCTATAAGCAATATGTAAGACGATTCCCTAATGAAAGTATTCTTGCTCTCCTTGGATATGACACAGTTGACTATACATATTTAGACTATCAAGTATCAGACAATGCCCCTACCAATTTGTTTGGAGAATAATACATGGCTAATAAACTTATAACTAAAAGAGAAATTCTGTTCAGCGTGGTTATTATATCTGTAATGCTTGCATTAGGCTTCTTGATTTCGTCGAACATAAGCAATGCTTTGATGGACGATTGTCAACAATACAACACAGCACTACAAATTAATAATGATAAAAATGTTTTTCGTCACGGCATGAAAACAAACATAGGCAATGCTTTTGTATATAGTGACCTTTGTGCTTTAGATCCGGTTTCGTTTGATGAGATTGAAGGAAGCTACTCACATGTCAAAAAAGTTAAAGAACGATATACACGGCATACCCGTACAGTAGCCAAAACTCGTATAAACGCTCAAGGCAAGACTGAAACATATACCGAAACGGAAACATATTATACTTGGGATTATGTAAATCGAGAAGTGAAAAATGCCACTACAATTAGCTTTTGTGGTGCGAGTTTCGATTACGGCACAATTGAGTTTCCAAGTGAACGAGAAATTACGACTGTATATCAAGGCAACGAATGGTGGCACTCAGTAGGGGATATCAGATATGTGTATTATGGTTCTCCTATCGAATGTCGAGGTACACTTTATGCTTTGCTTGAAAATAATTCAATCTCAAATGTACACTTTTACTATGATAGCAACATTAAAGAGACAATTAATAGTTTGGAGTCCGAATGGCAGTTGATTCTGTTTTGGGTTATTTGGATTATTGTTATAATAGGTCTCACAATAGGGTTTTATTATCTAAATAATAAATGGTTGGAAAGTTAGCGCATACGCCGAATCAATACAAGAAAAAAGGAGATAATATAATGAAAATTGGATATATAGTACAGTATGATTTAAAACTCAATCCACATCTAACAGAACCATTCCGTTTCAGAGAAGCAAGTTGTACCAAAAGGCTTACTTCTCATGGGTATAAAGTATACTCCAAAATGTTGATTCGTCCTGTAGATTATGAAGACATATTAGATAACGCAAATATAATGAAACAAAATCCAAACCTGATATTAGTAAGAGAACCATTTTTACTTGACGATGAATTGCGTGATAAGGTTCTCAAATGGACAGAATGGGCAAATAAAGCAAAGCCAGAAGAATATGATCCATGGTATAAGGAGAGTGCGTCAAATGAGTAAACAAACGATTGTAGTTAATCTTTACGGTCAGCCTTCCTGTGGTAAATCCACAGGGGCTGCTTATATATTTAGTCAGTTGAAAATGAGGGGTATTGACACGGAACTTGTAACTGAAACCGTTAAGGATATGGTATGGGAACATAACGATGACGCTTTGACGAATCAGCTATACATATTGGGCTTACACTCACAAAGATTTTGGAGACTGAGAAATCAGGTTAGAGTAATTGTAACTGACTCACCAATCCTGTTGACCGAAATTTATAACTCATTTGAAAAGTGTGGTTTTTACCCCTCAAAATCCATTGAAAAGTGTGTAAATGATACCGCCGAAGCGTTTAGTCCTCTCTTTGATAACATAAATTTCTTTGTTAAACCTGTTAAAAAATATAACCCAAATGGCAGATTACAAACCGAAATTGAAGCAAATAATATAGGTACACGAATTGAATCAATGATAATTGACAAGAATATCCCATATGAAATTATCAAAGGCAACCAAAAGGGGTACGATAAAGCCGTACAACTAATTGTGGATTACATTGACCGAGAGGACAAAATGGATGCTATTAAAGAGGATAGAGAAAGGAACGGATTGAATGTTGTTTGAAGTTTATAAAGACGGACAAGGCAAATTCATGTGTAGTGATACAAGTTGTTTACCAACAGAAAATCAGCTTAAAAGCATGAACAAAAATGGGTATGAATTTAAGCTGAACGGCAAGAAAGTAACGCTAAAAAGCGTATTGAAATTGATTGAAAAATAAATAGAAATAATAACAATTTAATATTAGTTAGGTAGGTGTTCATATGAAACCAATGCTTACTCCAAAGGATATTATGGAAATTTTTGGTGTCAGTAAAAACACTGCATATAAAATGGTTAGACAAAAAGGCTTTCCTTCGATTAAGGTGGGGAATAGGTATGTTGTTAGAGAAAGTTCCCTTGAGAAATGGATTGAAACGAACGAAGGTCGAGAATTTATTTTACTTGAAAGAAAAATTTGAAATTACATAAAATTTTACCATAAATTTTTTCAAAAACTCTTGACTTTATTCGTTTCATCCGTTATAATAGTCACTGTTGAGTTGAGAACAGACAACATTTTCAAAGTCACAACTGTTGTCAAACTGTTGTCAAATTCAAATTTTGAATTCAAAAAATGCAGTGTTTAAGCCAAAAGTAGGCACTTCGACTAACTGCCTTCTAAGCAGTAGGTCAGGGGTTCGAGTCCCTTTTGGCGCGCCACTTATGGTGGGATTAGCGTAGTTGGTTAACGCGCCAGTTTGTGGCACTGGAGACCGCCGGTTCGAATCCGGCATTCCACCCCATTTGACTCATTAGCTCAGTTGGCAGAGCACTTGACTTTTAATCAAGGTGTCCGGAGTTCGAATCTCCGATGGGTCACCAACAGCCGCTGAAGAAATTCTTTGGCGGCTTGTTTTTTTAATAATCAATAAAAGTAGAATATATACTGAGCCGTCGCCAAGCGGTAAGGCAACGGACTTTGACTCCGTCACCCGTGGGTTCGAATCCCGCCGGCTCAGCCATGAAACAGGCACTTGCAATTATGTAAGTGCCTGTTTCAATTATAGTTACCTGTCGAGGGTTATGCTATTGCGTTGTAACGATATACATAAAAAAGAATACAAAAGATAATTTTTTTAAAAACACTCTTGACCTAAAGTTAGCTTGATGTTATATAATATAGCTAAAGAGAGATATCTCTGATTTATATTTAAAATTTATATGATAAGGAGCTCTGATTACGATGTATATTGAAAAAATAAACGGACCGCAGGATGTTAAGAAACTCAGTATTGATGAACTTAACGCTCTTGCATCGGAGATGCGTGATGCTTTACTTCACCGTGCAAGTGTTCACGGCGGTCACTTCGGCCCGAATTTCGGTATTGTAGAGGCAACAATTGCCCTTCATTATGTATTTGATTCACCACAGGACAAGTTTGTGTTTGATGTTTCACACCAGTCATATCCGCATAAAATCCTCACAGGCAGAAAAGAGGCATATATTGCGCAGGATCATTACGATGATGTAACAGGCTATACAAGCCCCATAGAGAGTGAACACGATATGTTTACTGTCGGTCATACATCAACCTCTGTCAGCCTTGCCTGCGGACTTGCAAGAGGCAGAGATGTAACAAACGGCAAGGGTAATGTTATTGCACTCATCGGTGACGGCTCAATCAGCGGCGGTGAGGCTCTTGAAGGTTTTAATGTTGCCGGTGAAATGGATTCAAACCTGATTATTATAGCAAATGATAACCAAATGTCAATTGCAGAAAATCACGGCGGACTTTATAAAAATCTCAAACTTCTTCGTGACACAGACGGCAAGGCTGAATGTAATCTTTTCAAGTCAATGGGGCTTGATTATGTATATGTCAAGAACGGCAACAATATTGAAGAGCTTATCAAGGCTTTTAAGTCTGTAAAAGACATTGATCATCCTGTTGTTGTTCATATTAACACTCTTAAAGGTAAAGGTTATAAGCCTGCTGAAACCGACAAAGAAAGCTGGCATTGGTGTATGCCGTTTGATATTGAAACAGGCAAAACTACTGTTAATTTTCCTGAGAAGGAGGACTACAGCTCAATTACAACAGATTATCTTAGAAATAAGATGAAGTCTGACAAGTCAGTTGTGGCGATTACAGCCGGCACTCCCGCACTTTACGGCTTTACTCCTGATGAGAGAAAAGCATTCGGCAGACAGTTTCTTGATGTAGGCATCGCAGAACAGACAGCCGTTGCAATGGCATCTGCTATCGCAAAGAACGGCGGCAAGCCCGTATTCAATGTTTACAGCTCATTCATTCAGAGAACCTACGATCAGCTTTCACAGGACTTGTGCCTTGACTCAAACCCTGCAACAATCCTTGTTCAGACTGCGTCGGTAAACGGTATGACAGATGTTACACACCTCGGAATTTTTGATATTCCCATGATTTCAAACATTCCTAACCTTGTTTATATCGCTCCGACAACTAAGGAAGATTACCTTGCAGTCCTCGACTGGAGCATTGAGCAGACAGATTACCCTGTTGCAATTCGTGTTCCCGTTGCAGAACTTGTTTCAACAGGCAAGCCTTGCACAAAGAATTTTGCAGAACTTAATAAATATGAAGTTGCTCAGCAGGGCGGTAAGATTGCCGTAATCGCACTCGGTTCATTCTATGGAATGGGCGAACAGGCTGCAAAGCTTATTGAAGAAAAAACAGGCACAGCGCCTACTCTTATCAATCCTTACTACATTACAGGCGTTGACACAGAACTTCTTGAAAGCCTCAAGAAAGACCATGATGTTGTTGTGACACTTGAAGACGGAGTGCTTGACGGTGGTTTTGGAGAGAAGATTGCCCGTTTCTACGGTCCGTCAGATGTAAAGGTTATCAATTTCGGCCTTAAAAAGGAATTCCTTGACAGATATAATCCTGCCGATGTCCTCAAAGAAAACCGCCTCACACCCGAACAGATTGCAGAAGATGCAGTCGCTTTGATTTAA